AATGTGTAGACTGCTCTGTTTGTCTGCCTTTATTGTACGAAACTTAATATATAACGCGCTACACATACACCTTACAGTATGTGGCTTGCAGCGTATAACTTTTGGTTTTGCCCTATACGTAAACCTGTTAATAGGTACGAATAAAGAGGCGCGAACTAAAAAACTTTACTATTCTTTTGGTGAAAACGAATAAAAGCCGTACTTTTGCAGCCGAATTGTTGGTTCCGTAGCTCAGTTGGATTAGAGCAACAGCCTTCTAAGCTGTGGGTCTTGGGTTCGAACCCCAACGGAATCACGATATTGATTATCAGGCATTTACAAGGATTTGTAGATGCCTGATAAGCGTTTTAAGAGGGGTGAGACAAGTGGAAATATGGCGAATTTAGGCATAAAACGGCATAAAAAGACAGTAGTTGGTTGAGTAATAGGTTGAGTAAATATGAATACTCACACGCATCACGTGATAGTGGTGTAATTAAAATAGTAGAATATATGGAAACGAGGATATATGTTTTTTGTGATACAAGAGGAAAGAAAATGAATGGAGAGTATTCTGTTTATCTTCTTTTTAAGAATAGTGGTGGCAGCTTTATGATTAACACAGGGTTGTCTTCAACGGTGAAATTTACTGGGCGTGAGTTTCCTAAATCTGTTAAGAATAGGGTAGCGAAAACAAATGCACTAAACAGGTATTTGCTTTGCGCAGAAACGATATGTCTTGCCAATAGTACATTATCTAATAAAGAACTAAAAGAACGTCTTAAACTGGAAATTCTGGGTAAGGATGTTGGCATAAATAAGAAAGTCCTATCAGATTACATTATAGATTATGCAGAACGTGCTGTTGCTGATGGTACTGCGGAACTTTACAAATCAACGGCAAAACGTGTTTCTTTATTTGATAGTGCAGCTACATTTGATAGTGTGAACCTTGATTGGCTTGAAAGGTTTTATAAGTTCCTTGTAAATCGTGGAATGCGTGTGAATAGCATAGCGATTGACATGAGGAATATCCGTGCCGTATTCAATCGTGCTATTGATGACGAGGTAACGACAAACTATCCGTTCAGAAAATATAAGATAAGAACAGAACGGACGAAGAAGCGCAATCTAACAGCAGAGCAGGTAAGGACGTTGCGTGATTACAAATGTGAAGACTGGCAGGAGGAATATAGGGATTTATGGATGTTGCAGTTTTATCTTATCGGCATTAACATATCGGACTTACTGGAAATGAAGTCATTGACGGACGGGCGTTGTGTATACAGACGAAAAAAGACGGGACGGTTATATGACATTGCGGTTGTACCGGAAGCGGAGGAGATTATAGAGCGTTACAGGGGGAAGAAGTGGCTACTAAGTCCGCTTGACCGTTATGGTTCGGCAGCGGAGTATTGCAGGCACATGAACAGGGCGTTGAAGAAGATAGGTCCGGTGGAATTTTCAGCGGACAGAACAGGGAAGAAGCGGAAGAAAGTGTATCATCCTCTGTTCCCCGACTTGACCACTTATTGGAGCCGTCATACGTGGGCAACGATTGCAGCCGAGCTTGATATACCAAAAGAAGTAATAGGGAAAGCATTAGGACATAGCGAGTGGGATAATACGACGACGGATATTTATATCAATTTTGATAACAAAAAGGTTGATGAGGCTGTGCGCAAGGTGATTGATTATGTGAATAATATAAAAGTGTGATTATTTTATGTTTTTCATTTATAAAGAAAAGAGAATGCCGTTTATTCAACATTCTCTTTGTGTATTTATCTCTTTATAATCCATTCAGCTGCTTTTCGCAAGCTGTCGGCTAACTCTTTTTTATTAATATTGTCTTGTATCTCTAATCTCCACTTTGGAGATTTGCGACGATACAAATACATCTTTGCATCATTTTCGCTATATTCAACCCCGTAGGGTTGGTTGAAACACTTGCTACTATGGTAGCGTACCACCCACTCTCCCATCTCTCGCATTACTTTTGCGAGGTCGTTGGCTGTTAGGTGGGTATCGTCTAACATAGTAACCTTTTGCGTACTATTAAAAGCACCATCTTCAAATGTTACCACAATCTTGTTCGTAGTATCAGTAAGCACCCACTTGTTAGGGTGGGTGCTTTTTTGTATAATATACTTATTCATTGTTTATATTTTACAAATAAATCTCTTACATTCGCTAATCTCCTTACGTAAAAATATACCGCTAACGCCTTACTCTTTTTATTTGTTTTATTGCATTGATAATTAACACAACGCAAAGCATTGGTATTGAGTACTGCGCCTAATACAAGGTATTTTTTGCAAGCTTTCTTTATTTTTCTCGGCAATCTCATATTGTTGTTTTTTATTTAAAAGTTCTATTTATTTTCCCCGTCGTGCCGATAGGTCAGCTTTATATGTTTATTCTACAACTCTACGTTTTTGCCACACACCGTTTTTGTCCATAAACTTAACTACTCTAACTTCTCCATCTACCAATTGGTAGTAAGTGTTAGCTTCTATCTCAATACCATCCACCTTTACGGCTTTGATATTTTTTATAATTTCACTCTCTCCAATAGGACGCTCAACTAACACAAGCCAAGAACCAATAGACCCTGCTGCCTCGCAATGTGCACCTGCTGCAATGGCTATACTGTCGCTTCCGCTTACAAATGAGCGTGCATTATTACCTGCTCCAATAGCGAGAGAGTGGTCGCCTTTATTTACTATATGGGTGAAAAAACCAATACCCAAAGATGTGGAATTATCGCCTGTGTTTTGTACATACGAGCCACGTCCTCTTCCTACAGCTACAGACATATCACCCGTGTTATTCGTTATAGTATAGCAAGTATTGCTAACAGCCATTGACTTAAACCCTGTACTTGCCGAAATTCGCCCCGTACAGGTATTTACGGCAATACCCTCTCTACCAGTTGTTATTGCGGCACCTTCGTCTCCCGTGTTTACAGCAATGCCCCAATATCCAGTGTTTATTGAGGCAGCAGCATAGCCAGTTGTTGCAGCAATAGAGGTATCTTCGCTATTCACCGCTGCTGCGTAATTTCCTGTACAAGCCGAAATCGAATTTAAGCCGTTATTATTAACAATTACTTCGTTATTCGGGTTTGAAAGGATAGATTTTTCCCTTTCATCCCTTTCTATTTCATAATCTACGTCGCAACGGTAGCGAATTGATGAGTTACCAACTGTCGTGTCTTTAAAGTCTATTTCGTTTAAGACTTTAAGACTTTTTGGAAAATTTAAATATTCGGGTGTTGTTTTCTTATATTCTTTTGTACACCCCTCGTAAGCGTTATTATAAATGTTTTTTATATCCTTATTCATATACTTGCCCGTTATGCCGATAGCACAGCATTTAGTTATTTATTCCACGACTACTTTATAAAAGTAATCGTTACTGCCAGCATCCTCATAGTAGGCAGTAATGACTACTCTAAACGTTTCTTCTTCAATATCGAAAGAAAAATCTTCTTCGATATCGCTTTCTACTTCTATCTCTTCTTTTTCTCGCCCACTATTGTAGGCAAGAAATTCGACTGCCTCATCTGCACCGCTAACGATGCAACAGCCGTTATTTTTCAATTGAGAGATTACCTGCTCTCTCAATTCTTTTTCTGACTTAGCATTTAGAAAATCCTTGTTGATTAACATCTTATTGACTTAACCGTGATGTCGAGGGCTTAGTTTTTAGTTATTTAACTTCGTAATTATCTATTTCTATCCAATCAAAGCGAGGATACTCTTTCTTATTCTCGCTTATAACGATATGCGCAGGCTTACCGTTTGCTTCTTTCTCGAGCATACTCTTTAGTTCTTCTAAAGAGTTGCAGGAAAGCGATAAGCAATCACCGCTACCGCTGATGCTTGTTTGGTAAATAGTGCCTCTGAACTTATTCTTTGGACTGTGGATTGAATTAGTTTTCATTTTTTTGTTACAGTTGTTATGGTGTGTCTCACCTTTTTTATTTGTTTTACAATGTAGTTTTTAGTCCTACATTCTTTGTTAGTTCTCTTAAATCTTTAATGTCAAGTAGTGGCTTGGCAGCCTCTCCTACTTTTAACCAATCTTCATTAGCGCAATGTACTAATAATTTCATGACGCCGCTAATATTGTTTGGAAATTCGCCAATGAGTTCTATTGCCCTGTATGCGAGTTTTTCCAAATTAGAAACACCAGCTTTATCCATTCTATCAGCAAGCGATAAAAGACGTTTCTTTATTTCGTCTTTTGACAGTTCTTTTTCTTCTACAATTAATTGCAGTTCTTTTGTAAAATCATCAATTGATTTCATATCATAATTTTTAGTTATTGCAGCAAAGGTATAAAATGAACCTTTGCTGCAAAGTTATTAATTTTATTTGAAAAGCGCAAACACACTCTTTCCTAATTTACGTTTCTCTACTATGTAATTTTGAGTCATTGTAATATTTGCCTTTCCGCTATTTTCGTGTCCCATCATAGAACTAATATCCTCAATATTCACACGATTAAGAGAAAGCAGCGTAGCAAAGGTTCTACGTCCACAATGGCTACCCACAAATTTCCATTTTTCGTCTGTGATAGATTTTCCACTATGAAATACCACTACTTTGCTACGAATACCGCACTGAAAGCATATAAACTTCAATATCTTACAGAAATACGATATACGGATAGATTTTACCTCTTCTGCATAATCATTCGCAAGGAGAGATTTGAGCCATTTGTGTACGGGAACAATAACCTCTACTGGGTGTTTTTGTGGAACATACGCAAGTACCTCCTCGTTTTCCTCATACTTTCGTATATTGGCAGCCGTCATACGCCTGCAATCAATATTGCGTGCGCCTGTAATTGCCTCTATGAGGAATATATTCTTTACGTAACGTTCTCTTTCGCTCTTTGGGTTGTAATTGTATATCTTCTGTAATTCGTGCTGTGTGAGATAAATATTCTGCACTGGCACTTTCTTTGCCTTTAGAAGATTACCAAACGTTTCTGACTTAATAGGCTTTGTAGCTTTATTCCTATTAAGCACCGCCTTAAGTTCTGCGCATATTGTGCGAACTGAATTTGGCGCAAGTTCAAATTCCATATCGTCCTTTAGGTCGGAGATAACATCGTCTGTTAAATCCTCCCATTGCGGTGCGTGTCCTAAGATATTACGCAAGCGAACAAGTGTTGTAACTCTATTCGGGTGTTTCCTTATCCACGTCCACACAAATGTATGTGTGTCGGTCGGAACATCTTTCGTGATAAAGCCATGCTTTATTGCACTGCTAAACCGTTGCTGTTGTTCTAATGTTAGTTGTTTCATAACTCTTAAAGTTTTAATTAAATGCAACCAACCACATAACTAAATATGGTTGGCTCGTTTAGCTGATTTTATTTTGCATAATTAAGAACGTAATCATCTATCCACTCTTCGCACTCTCTTTTTGTTAGTTTGCAATCATTTATACACCTTACATTTGAATCTGGTGGAAAGATTTGCCAACGCCCAATGCCTCGTTGAACATAACGATACCCTTTCCTTGTGTAAACTTTTGTACTCATAACTTTTAATTTTTATTGGTTAAACGTTAATTATCGTCAAACCGTTACAATTTGTAGCGGTTTGTGTTTGGCTATTCTACAAAGAATTTTAGCATATCGTCTGCAATGAAACGTTTTGGACCACCTTCCATGCTCCATTCCTTGCTTAACTGCTCCAGCAACGGATAGTAGTGCGCATCGTAATAACTTATAAAGTCTTCGAAAGACCCAAAGTTTCCACACTCAACTTCAATGCCTAATTCGTGAAGTTTCTCCATTGCCTGTCTTAAATTTAATTTATCCATATTCGTATAATTTTAAGTTAAAATTAGAAGGGAGAGGATAATCAAATCTCTCTCCCATGTTTGGCTATCAAGCGGCTGCAACATACATCCAATCAAGAATGATTAGCTTATGCCCGTAATCGCTAAATGTTTTATCAATGGGTTTGACGTATATTTTACCAAAGCACTTTTTGCAAGCGCATTCAACCCATACAAGTTTTTTGTCATACTTATCGAAGTAAAGGCGACATACTTTATCACCAGCCTTCAACTCGTAATTTTCACGCTTGGTGTAATTTGAAGGAGGGGGAGTTTCAGAAATAAACTTTGATATTATCTCTTGTGCTTTCGCTTTCGCTTGCTCTCTTTCCTTTTCTCTTTCCTCTGCCTCTTTCTTCCATTCCAATTCACGTTGTAGTCTTTCTGCTTTTTCTCTTTCGAGTTTTTCCTTTTGCAACATTCTTGCTTCTTTCAGCTTCATTCCTGAAAGATTTTCAAAGAGTTCTGCAAAATTTTTCTCATAAAAGCAACAGATATTCACTTCTAAACAGATGTAACATCTCCATAAAGATTTAAGAGTATAGCACGAAACATTGCCGATAAACAGTGATTTGTTTATCTTTTCTGCTTCTTCTTTATACGCACTTACAATTTTCAACGCCTCTTCCCTGTTATCTGGAAGTGCTTTTAACTTGTAAATGAAATAGTTGGTGGACGTATCTTGAACAGACCAATCACTAACATCTTTCAATAGATAAAACAATCGATCTTTCTTATAGCGATCAATAGCTGTATAGCGAACACCGATAGACTTGTTTTTGTTCTGAACAATGTTCACATATCCTCCAATACGTCTAACTGATAACTCGGGGAAAAGTCCGTGAATTGTTATCTGTGTTCCGTATTTGAAAATATCGAACTTATTTCTTGTCATTTCCTCCAACTGCTCAAGAGAGCAACCGTCTTCAATTTTATTGAGATAGTCTTGTGGGACTTTCTTGTTACAAGTGTTTAACTTGTGCTTTTTGTCGCACGGAGTTTTGATGTCGAAAAACTTTTCTAATTGCTTCATATTTCTTATATTTAAATTGGTTAATAATTGCACAACCCACAATGAATAGATTGTGGGTTGCAATTTGACTAAAGATACTTAGAGATACCACTATCCTTAAGTGCCTTTTTAAACACCGCCATGAAGTGAAATCTGTTAATGAGATAACAGTCAATCCAAATGGAAATATCGTAATCTCCAATAACAGAAGATGCGATTTGTATTGCCATGTAGTCTTCCAATTTTATAGAAGGAGGATTTTTCTTTAATCTTTGAATAAGGTTTTTGATTGCATTTAGATTCTCTTTTTTAAATTCCTCGAATCTTTTTAAAATAAGAGGATAAAAATGATATATTTTTATCTCCATAACCTTTGCCTCCATCACGTCCACAGGGGGCAGATTAAAATCTTTGCTCATAATCTTTACTTAATTGGTTAATAATTGCACCATATTGTTGGTATTAACAATATGGTTGTTTGGCTATTAGGCAACATTTATAGCCGTCGGGGTATAATAGTGTTTATTTTCCTCGTCATATAAATACTCGCCAACATAATCTAAGAAGGTATCGAGATAATCGCCTATCAATTTTCCAAATTCTCCATACCCGTGAGTTTCATCGTAACAATCATCAATATAGTCGCAGATTGGTTGCAGTTCCTCTTTAAGGTATATTTCTGAAAGATTCTTTACTTGAAACTCGAACAAATTTGTATCTTCGAGTTTTGTACAATGGTTTACAGCTTTCATCAACTTATCAGAACCTCCGTAGAACTCTATGGAATCCTTTACTCCATCTAAGAATGCAGAAGCGTCACCAACAAGTAAATAGTTGTTATTGCAGCTTCCTACGCTCCAATTTCTTAAACCTTTATCTATGGTGGATAGCTTTTCTCCAATAAAGTTCATTTCTATATCGGAAATACACTCGTATAACTTCTCACATAATTCCTTCGAGTTTTTAACTATGTTACAGAACTCTTCTCTTGATAACTCATTAAACTTTTTCATAATTCTTTTTTTTATTGGTTATTAATTGTACCATTTCCCTGATGCCAGGGAAATGGTTGTTTGGCTTTAAACGAGGCTTATTTCATAAGTACCCTTTTTACCTTTTTCGACAATAAAGCCATTCATTATTTGCAGCATATATACTGCATTTTTAACAAACGGCTTGTCTATAAATATGAATGGAACGTTTTGTCCTCTTTGTGAGAGTAAAAGTTGTTTCTCCCACGGGAGCGTGCTAAACCACTCCTCAACGTCCGTCATATCTTTCCAACCTCCTTTTGGAGGGTTATCCATTTCGATAAATCGCTTCGGACGTATGAGAAGTTTATCCTTAAGGTCGTGTTCCTTAAAAAAGGAATACACGCACTGGGTAAAACCTGGCTGGTCGAATTTCTCCTCGATATAACCTTTTTCCTTTAGCAGCGTTGCTGCTTGTACTAATTTACTCATATATCTTTCTTTTTTGGTTAATAATAGAGTGCCACTACTTAAAAAATAGTAGCACGTTTGGCTAAAAGTGGTAATCAATTATACCACCAACATAAAATTTACTTACTTCTCTTCTCTCTTCTATTACGTCTTTTGCCCATTTCCAAAGAGAAACGGGATAGCCGTAATATTCATCGTAGATGAAGAAGCTGGAGAAAAACGCTCCGCTTGCCACCGCCTTCATCTTCCAGAGGTCAAAATCCTCGGCAACTTCAACGGCTTTTTCTCTCCAGTCGGAGATAAATGATTCATCTTCCCCGACAGTGATTTCTTCACCGTCCAGAGTGAAGCCTACTTTTTCGAGTTGCTCCTTAAACCATTTTAATTCCTCTTCTCGTGGAGAGTCGGGGACTGTTGCATAATCGAAACCTTCGATTGTGTTCCCTAATTCCAGATCGTAAAAATCTTCCACAGTTAAATGGTTGTTTTTACTTAACCTCTCTTCATTCACTTGAATAATTCTTGAATGTGCCATATCTTAAAATTTTAATTGGTTAAACATTGTGGTAAAAAAATAGCGACACGTTTCACAACGGATCGCCATTAACCTATTATGGCTGTGTACACGGTGCAATTCAACGCACTATGTACAATTTGGCTTATTTCTGATTATTTACAACCATGTCAAAAACATCAAATGTAATGTGGTATGTTTCCTGTCGCTTCACTTGTTCGTGAAGTTCCTTTCCTATCGTCTCGGATAACTCGCGTAAATTGCCCAGACTATCCATAAGCGTTTTATTTTCCATATTCTATTAATATTTGGTTATCGAACCCACACAGAGAATATTTCACCCCGTGTGGGCAAGCGGTTAATTTGCAAAGCATTTAAACCTTGAGGATGAATTTTAGAGTCTCCAAATCTTTGCGCTTTGGAGATCCATTGTTTTTGATCATTTCAATTAACGGCACATCGTTAATTGTTTTCGTCCACTTTTTGCCCGTCTTCGGACTTTGGTATGTAACCTTATAATGTCCGTGACTTACAAATAAAAATGTAAAATCTTCCTTAATTTTCGTACTCATAATCTCTCTATTGTATGTAATTATCAAATTCTTTATAAAGGTCGTCAATGTTTGGCTCCTTGTTGTATTTCGCAACAAATTGCGATGTTCTCACAATGTATTGTGGTACACATGAGAACACATCAACGGCCTCTTGTGTGAAGGGAATTAGGTAATATACGTTATTTATTTTTTGAACGAATATTCCTGACCAATCTCCAGCACTACTCATTGTATTAATTAGTTCTACACGTGTAACACTTTTGAAATTCTCATAAAGAAAATGTTTTGGCATATACCAATTTCCATCTACTACGTACTCCCTATCGAGTAATAAATTACTTCTTTTCATAATTCTAATATTTATTGGTTATTATCGTACTCCTACGTGAAATTAACCACGTGGGAGAATTTTGGCTCAACGATTTTCGTACTCAAAATCTGAATACCAGCTTGCGACTTCCTCTAAAGCGAACCACGCAAAAACGTTATAAATCTGATCCAAATCAGAATTATAATTACCATACAATGCACGTCCGACTTCGTCTACAGAAAAGCCACCATCTTTTATGCCACCAAATGACATCACCATTTGATGCACATTTTCACCAAGAGAAAATGCCAGCTCGGATAACTGCTCGGTTATCACTTTTCGGTTCTTTCTCCAAAACTTAGAAGTTTCAGAGTAATAAATGAAACCGCAAAAACCTCCAGCAGCTCCACAAGGAGAGGCAGTTACGTTTCTTAATAGGTCTTGAAAAGTCTCCCAATCTAAACCCGTCTGGCATTTCACCGCCTTTATTAACTTTCCGTTCGTGTTCGTAAACTCGATAAAACTCTTTAATGTTAATTTTGCCATAATCTTAAAATTTTATTTGGTTAAAAATAGAAGTGCGACACGAAATGAATCGTATCGCAATTTTTAGGCTAAATGTACGACACATTCGTTATCGTACATCTTAATAATTTCAACGTGGAAATACTCACGCTGAAGTTCTGCAATCCTTGCCTCCAATACACGGAGGCAAGGAAATTTTATCGTTTTGCTCATAATCTTTAATTTGGTTATCGTACCGCCTGACATCATCACGACATCAGACGGCTTTTATGGCAAATCAAAATTACGATTAAAGCATATTCTCTAATCGTAAAATTTCACGATAATACGCACGTAAAAAAACACGTCCGTTTCTCGTTTTACTCCACCGATACAAACCGATGAAGTATATCAATGATAACAGCACGATAATTATCATACTGCTTAATAATAAGATTACAGGCATGAATAACGCACACGCCTGTAAATGTAATTTCATTCGCTTCATAATTCTTCTTATTGGTTAAAAGTTCCCATCACGTGAATTATCGTACTATCACGTAATGGGATTTTAGGCTACATATAGCGTTCATTTTTTGCTATATGTTTTTTATATTCAGCCTCTGAAATGAAGCCGAATTTAAGATACTCCCTATAGAGAGTTATCTCAAATCTTTTACAGTCCCAATAGAGACTGTTTAAAAAAGAAGATAGCCTCCCGTGAAGATCTATTTCCTCATTAAAATATTCCTCTATTACAGAGGAAACGTTTAATATATGGCACGTTTCTGGGATCACGTGCCATATATTTGTGTAATTGTTTTCGGCATAATATTGCCAAACATCAGATTTTTTTAAAGCCTTGTTAAACAAGTCCTTTCTTATCTTTTTAGTCGTCTTCATAATCTTTTCGCTTTCCACCACGCAAATGAGCTGAAAGCATAACGGCTTTAAATGGTTTATAAAAATGATGATGGCGTAAAAACAAATTCACGCCATCAATTTGTTAGCCACGAAATTGTGAATTTACAGCTATTATTATTGTTTTTATCGTTATGCTACTTGCATCTTTTATCTTCACATATTCCGTACAACGTAACCCAGTTGCAGGGCTATCCTTTGCGGTGGGAATAGAAAACACACGGCGGCAAACTTATTTTGCTTACAATAACACTATTTTTTGCGCTTTCGTTATTCGTGTTTTAGGTAACCAGCCAAAGCACACGGCAAAAAGCTTTTTAAGAATATGATTTTGTTTCATGCGTTATTTTAATTATTTGCTCCGCTTGATTTAGATAAAAAATACATTCCATAAAATCAAAATAAATCAAACGGATAAATAAAATAACTATTTCAATGAACTAACATACAAACGATCTCCTTCGGTTTACTTGTATGCCTACAGCCTGAACGGCTGCACGTTAAAAAATATGTGCGCTTTGTGGTGTTTGCAACCACATCAAAAAAATGATAGTCTAAAAATATAAAGCGCAAAAATACCCACGTAATTTAATACGTGGGTAAAATTGACTGACACACACAATATATTTACCTTTTTCTTTTAAGTTTATTCATCTAAACCCAAAGTTTTAAGATATTCGTTATACATTTCATGCAGAGCGTCTTTTTCTTGCTTTGCTGTCATTTCCATTTTAGCAAGTTTCAAGCCTGCCTTCATATCGCTAATACGCTTTTGCGTATCGCTTAATTCTGAGAATTGCTCAAACGTTAAGCGTTTTGCAAGTTTCTTTGCGAGGACACGTTTTGCGTCCTCAACTTTAAGAACGCTTTTTACGACGTTTAAAATATTTGTCTCATTAACGGCACCGACTGGCACCAGATAGAAATATTTGCGCCCAACCTTAACGGCTGGTATAGCGTCATCGGTTGGCTTTATTTCGCTTAATGAGTAAGCGAAATTTTTTGTAAGATACATTATGTACCTTAAGCCTCCAAAAGCGTTTATATTTTTATAAATGTTTCGTAATAACTCAAACGCTTGTTTGTTTGTAATTACTTGCACGGCTTTTGCCTGCTTAACGTCGTTTACTGAATTTAATTTTAAATTTGCCATAATTGTATTTTTTTTAGTTTGTTAAATAATAATTTGTTGCACGGATTCAATCGAATGAATAAACGCACATTGTAGCCGTTATCCGTGCATAAGGTTTAAAGTGTATGTACGCGCTTTAAATTATTTAATAAAAATAGTAATTCAGCTTTTGCCGTATTGTTGCTAAAAGCTAAAAGATAAGGTAAACACAATATATTAAGTAATACTACTAATACATTAATAATCCTTTTTGATAAATTGATAAATAATTTTTTCATAATCTTATTTTTTTAATTTATAATTTGTCGTGCTGCTTGCATCGAAACGTAAACGCAATAAAAAATATCCGTTTGCAGCACGTGAGCAAATATACTGGTGTGTCAATAAGTCAAAGATAAAAAAAGTGTGCTTTTTCGTCATCCAACTACTTACACTATCTTTATTTTTTATACTACAAAGATACTACATATTTTGCGTAAATGCAAGTAAATCAAATACTTATAAGTGCATACACTGCATATATTAAGTTAATATTAACTTAAATCAAAGAATAAAGCGTTAAGTAACATTAACAATATAACAAACAAAGTGCATATTATACAGTGTATCGTATATTAATACAATAATATACTACACAAAAATTAACGCATCAAAAATCAAAAAGTATGCCAAATGTTGCAGAAATAAAGAATATATACGTATATTTGCAAGCTAATAATTATACAATACAACCGTATTTGTATACAGACAGGAAAATGACAAAGGAAGGAAAGCAAGAAAGAGAAAGAAAAAGACACGGAGGAAAGGTTACAAAGGTGTTAATTTATTTAACCATTGTTAAATCAAAAACCGTGCCAAAAGTGGTTGAAAATTGTTTGTTATATGTAGTAACAAACACCCGGTACCCCCGTTATAACGCTTTTAATAAAAGCGTTAGTAACCTCTTCTAAATTTTTTTCTCTGATTTTTTTCTTTTCTATTTCTGACCTTCTGTTTTGTCATACTTTTTTATCAATTTTTTAACATTTCTATTTAATGTATATATATACATCATTGCGTGTATGTTAAAATGAATAAAAATCTCCTTATTACTACATATATAGTGTAGTATGTGAATATTTTTTCTTATATTTGCAGAAAATAGAAATATGCTGTTCAAGGGAGGTTTGTTGTAGCTGGTTTTTATAGGCTTTGGATATAAATGTTCACTATTTCCTGCTACCTGCTTATATTAAGCGAAAATACCTTCATTTTAATATACACAAAAGCTACATAATATATACACTGACATTATCAGAACGTTCACTGTGGCTATAAAAAATGATTATATGACAGACGGAGAGAAGCTTGATTTTATATATACTTCGTTTTTGAAACAATCGAATGATCCGAAATATGCTTTTGGTTCATTGAGAGATAATTGGGGTTATACAAACACCCCCTTGTATAATAACAATAAGGCTCGTTTTGAGATGTCAATGGAGATGTTTGCTCGTGACTGTCAGCTTCGTTTCAATGACGGTCGTTATTATTTCTTCAATGGGAAATATTACGACATTGTATCGGACGAAGTTGTTGAAATGGCATACGAGATGCTTCTTCGTGATTTGTGTATTGGTCCTATGATGCACAAGACGGTTATTCGTCGTGAGGGTTTTATGCGAACCGTTGCTTTTCGTAATTCGTTTAAAACACGTCTTGACCTTCTTGGGTTTGAGAATGGTGTGTTGGATTTGAGTACTCCTAAAAATCCTCGTTTTATTGACTTCTCTGCTGATTTACCGATTACGTATTATCGTCCGTATCGTTATGACGAGAATGCGAAATGCGATCGTTGGCAGTTCTTTTTGCGTGAGGTGTTGCCCGATAAAACATCACGAACAATATTGCAGATGTTTCTTGGTCTTGGTCTGACACAGCGTAGTGTTGCGTATTCTGATGAGTGGCGACACGGTACTGGTAAAATTGAGTTATGCCTGTTTCTTATTGGTGGTGGGGCGAATGGTAAGAGTGTAATCTTTGAGGTTATGCGTGCGTTGTTTGGTGATTCAAAAATCAGTAAGCTCGACTATTCAACATTGACCGATGATGGAGATTCAGGTATGCGTGGTCGTCTTCCGCTTCGTGGAATGATATTCAACTGGTCATCTGACAGTAATCCCCGTAGTTTCTCGAAGCGTACGTGTGAGGAGGGAGTGTTCAAAAAACTTGTATCGAATGAGCCAGTTCAAATTCGTGGTATTGGTCGTAACGTTGAGGATTGCACGGAGATTCCATATCTTATCTTCAATATGAACTCTCTTCCCGAACTGAATGATTCAAGTGACGGAATGATGCGTCGAATGCAGATTATTCCATTTGATATTACAATCCCCCGTTCAAAACGTGATCCGAATCTTGCGAACAGTATAATTCGTAATGAGCTTCCCGGTGTATTTAACTGGGTTATGCGTGGAACGAAGGAGTTGTTTCGTCGCAAATTCCGTTTCCCTGATGCCGAAGGGAGTCAAATGGCGATGCTTCGTGCGCTTATCACACGTTCGCCTGTTACAGCGTGGGTTAAAACATATAAGATTCGCAATGACAAGGACGTGCCGAATGAGAATGCAGCGTATATTCTCGGTGCCGATTTGTATGATGTCTTTGTCCGTTTCTGCAAGGATAATGACGTTGATGAGCATCTTATTCCGACACCAAACCGTTTTGGTCGTGAAATGCGAGATAATCTCCATTTCTTCAAGAAGCGTACAGGAAGTGGAATTTATTATGAAATGTATGGAATAACGCTTGAGCGTTTGAAGCAGCCTATATTCATTACTGATTTCCGTGACGTTGATGGTGATGGAGTTGGAGAAGAGGAAGAATCATTCATTAAGGATAATGACTAAAATGGGAAAGGATTGGATAGGTAACAAGAATAGCCTTTTTAAAGTTATTGGTGCATCAAATCATTGTGAACATGAAAGAGAACCCAATGAGTACTACGCCACCGAACCGAAAGCTGTTGAGTTGTTAATGGATTTGGAGTCATTTGACAAGAATATCTTGGAGCCGTCATGCGGTGAGGGACATATTTCGGAGGTTTTGAAATCACACGGATATAATGTTGTAAGCCGTGACTTAATTAATCGTGGGTATGGTGATGTTGCTGATTTTCTTTCCGATAACAATACAGAGTGGAATGGCGATATTATTCAAATCCTCCATATAAATATGGGTGTGAGTTTGTTGAGAAGGCGTTACAGATAATTCCTGATGGTCATAAGGTTGCAATGTTCTTAAAGGTTCAGTTCTTAGAGGGCAAGCGCAGGCGAAAGATGTTTGATATTACACCACCGAAGCGTATATGGGTCAGCAGTTCGCGTCTAAAGTGCGCGATGAATGGCGAATTTGATAAAATGACAGGAAGCGCAGCGTCTTATGCTTGGTTTGTTTGGGAGAAGGGTTTTCGTGGCGATACAATCGTCAAATGGTTCAATTAAATAATGATTTTTCTATGATAAGTGAAACAGACTTAAAGATTGAGAAGATGTCGATGCTCAAACGCATTGGTGAAGCCGTCAAGGACTTTGTTAATAAAACGGGATATGACAACGTGAGCATTGGAGCAACGTGTTGTAATGGCGAGTTTATGACAAATGACGGTAAAATGCACGAGGGGATTCATATTGACTTTACGTGTGATATATATAATTCAGAAGAGGACAACGACGATAATGAATAGATTTTTCGAGGTCATTGACCGCACATACGGCAAGCAGATGATTAACCTTGACAATGTTGAGATATTATCCGAACGGTCATACGAAGTTGTTATGACGGGTGGCAAACGCTTTAAGATCATCAAAGAAAGCTTTGACGGCTTGCTTAATGAATTGAAAAAGCCATATTCAGATGCTACGGCAGAGAAGATGTGTCAGTTACAGAATGATTTAACGATTTCAAAGGACGCTATCACGAATATATACCTTCTATTGATGGATTCAACAATTTCTCCTTCTGTATTAGGGAAGGTGAATGATTCCGAATTACAGAGCATGATAGCAAAATGCTATACAGAGATAAAGAAACTTCAAAACAGATAATAAGAATGAGTGATTTTTTGGATATGCTTCGCGACTTTACAAATTTCACTGGTAAAATTGAACGTGATATGTATAATGCTGCTTCGAGAGTTAAACTTCCAGATGAGATTGATTTATATAACTTCTTTGAGCAGTGGGGTGGTCGTGCTTATTGCGTTTTGGATTCTTCTCTTCCTGATTACTATAAGACATTTTGCGTGTATTCAATTCCAGAATTAGAGCAGGTCAGAAATAAATGTAAAAGAATTGAATACTATATATCAGAAAACAGATTTTACTGTCTCAAATTCAAGAATAGAGGTACGTTCCTTGTGAGCGAGAAACGTTATAACGAACTTAAAGCAAAGAAAATATGAATATAAATCCCGAAGACTGGACTCCAGTCATTTTTCCTGACGAAATAGAGTTGCACGACTTTTTCGATAAGTGGAACGGAATAGCTATATTCTCTCATACTACTATTCAAAAGGTTGAAGAAAATCATTCTTTTATGAGGTGTAAAAGATATGCGGCTATATCTGTTTCGGAGTACGAAAGATATAAGATTTTTTGCCAAGAGGTACGTTTTTTCAGAACCTTAGCAGAATATTTCGCAGTCAAATCAACAGGGGGAAGAATATATCTTGTAAGTTGGAGGAGGTATTGTAAGATTAAAAGAATAAAGGAGAATAATTATGGAAAGAATTAAGCATTTATTCAGTTCTGTTGAAAATTTTGTTGAGGCATTGGAGAAGCAAGGTTTTCATAAGGTTTTTAGCGACATTAGAGCAGATTTGGACATGCAAGACGGCTTGTGTAATAATAGCATTGCCGACAAACTCTGCGAGTTGCAGCACGACCATACATGGATAAAGCAAGCGGTCTGCAATCTGACGGCAATGATGAAAAAAGAGAATACGGGCTACAAGCCAGCACTTTTGATAGGCTGCAATGACAAAGAACTCGAAGCGATGTTTTCTGGTTGCTACGACAAAGTCCGTAAGATGCAGGAGCGCATTAAAGAACTGGAGAGACAGGTGGAAATTATGACAGAACCGAAGAAAGGGAAATAATATGTATATAGTTCAGACAAAAGATTTATTCAATTTCCGTGATGTATTCATGTCAAGCCACCCACAGGTAGCCTTTGAGTATATGAAAGGACTTGAATCAGTGCATGGCAAAAGGTATAGAATAATTAAGCAGTAACATAAATGATTCGAGAGTTTGATATTGAAATATACGGCAGACAGTTGTGGATAGCAACAAGTTGGGAAGATGTTAAAGACAAATTTACAACTTACAGAGGCTGTGATTTTGAGAAATCAGAAGACGCATACGCTACTACTTATCCATATATAGCGAGTAAGAAGACAGGAAAATATGGAGTATTGATTGTGTTTTACGACTGTGATAAACTCAATGGAAGTAAAGTCGTAGAGCATATCGCTCACGAAAGCCTACATACAGCAAACGCCATTTTTAATGAGCTTGGAGTTGAATATAGTCTGACACACGATGAGCATGCAGCTTATATGGTCGGCTGGGTGGCGAGGTGTTGTTGGAAAGTGTTACAGAAAGAAATTTACAAATAAAAAGAATATGAAACGAGAATTTAAGTTTGAAGTAGGTCAATACGTAAAAGTTGCAGGCACAATATTGGAAATAAACAAGGATTTACCTAAGTATCCTTGCAAAATCAACTATCGGTTCTTTGACGGAAAGGAAAATTCTTACATCATCTGCGATGATAACGAAAACGAAAGACCATTTTTCGAGAGAGATTTAGTGCTATATGCTAATAATAGTAATAATTATGACACTATTCTGGAAATGCAAAAGGAGATTCTTGAATTGCAAAAACGTATAACAAGCCTTGAATTTGAGGTTAGTAAAGCAAACCGGGATCTCAATGCCTTTTCATTACCAACAAGTAAAGTTACGAGTGGCAATGAAAGGAGATATGATGAAGCAGAAGCAGAGGCAGAAATAGCAATGCCAGTGGGTGAGTAATAAAATAAATTAAACGATAAGATAATTATGGCAGTAACAAAAGAAGAATTAGCAGTTTTGCTATCAGAGAAGAACGGTTCAACAATCACCCGTTCAAAAGAGTTTATTGACGACTTTATTGATGTTGTTATCAGCGTTCTTGCTGGAGGAAAAGATATTAACCTCCGTGATAATTTCCGTCTTAAGGTTATTGAGAGAAAGGCAAGAACAGGGTACGATTTCAAGGAAGGAAAACCTATCAAACTTCCTTCAAAGCGAGCTATCAAGTTTATTCCTGGTAAATTATTTAAAGAAAGGGTACTTGAATGCAAGAAGTAAAGATTGTGCTTGAAGGCGGTGTCATGCCAGAGAAAGCAACAGAAGGTGCTGCGTGCTATGACCTATTTGTTCCAGAGGATTTCAATTTGAAGAATGGTAGACAAGTATTACCGCTTGGTTTTCGTTTGCAGTTGCCTAAAAATATGGCTGCCATTGTGAAGTCAAGGAGTGGCTTTGCGTCAAATGGTATCGAGGTTATGTATGAGCAGTTGTGCGAGTTATACACAAAGCGTCTTGATGCAGATGTGTTGCTCGGTACAATAGATAGCGATTATACGGGCATTGTAGGTGTGATTATTGATGTTCACGATGAATTAGCGTCACGCACATTTATCGCAAAGGAGACACGCATTGCTCAAATGCAATTTGTCGAAGTGCCAGAAACAGAGTTTAAACAGGTTGAAACTCTTGATGAAACAGAGCGTGGTGATGGTGGTTTTGGTCATACAGGCGCAAAGGAAATTGTCAAACAGAGTGAGAAGCTAAAGCGAAAAGCTGGTAGACTACGTAAAACAAAAGAGAAGTAATTATGAAAAAGATATTCATTGGAATTGATCCGGGTGCTTCAGGAGCAATAACTGCTCTTGATGAGAATGGAAAGGTTATTGGTCTTACAAAGATGCCTCAAACAATGGGCGAGCTATTGCATTTTTTGCAACAGTACACAAATGATGATGCATTGTGTTATTTGGAGAAGGTTCACGCACGTCCTGGCGATGGTGCGGCAAGTATGTTCAAGTTCGGTCAAGGCTTTGGTTGGCTTCAAATGGCATTGTTGGCAACAAAGATTAAAACAATAGAGGTGCTTCCAAACACGTGGATGCGTGGTCTTGGCATAAAGTCAAAGAAAAAGGACGAAACAAAGACCGCATATAAGAACCGTCTGAAATTCGTTGCTGAACAGTTATTCCCTGACCAAAAGGTTACTCTTTGGAATAGCGATGCGCTGTTGATTGCTCATGCGGTCTACGTTGCAGATAAGAAGGGAGATATTAACGAAAATCTGGAAGGTTAGGTTATGACAGAAGAAAATGTAAATCACCCATCGCATTACAATCACGGCAAATTAGAGTGCATTGATATTATGGAGGACGTGTTTGGTATTGACGAAACAAAAGCTTTCTGTAAACTCAATGCGTTCAAATATTTGGTGAGAGCCGAATTAAAGGGTAAAGAGGTGGAAGATATTGACAAGGCTATTTGGTACTTGCAAAAACATCAAGAACTTACCAAAAGACGGGAAACAAATAAAATCATTGATAACGTTTAAACAATGGAGCAGAAAGGATTAGAATTGGGTAAAATTTACCATGCCGGTAATTTTGTCATTAAGAAATTTACACGCACACTGACAAAGGAGCAGATGCTTCAACTACGTGATGCAATGAATATTCCACGTGATGTTCAGAAACGTTTGGAACGAAACGGCATGCAGTTCATCAAGGCATCAACCATTAGTGGTTCGTGGAGCATTGAGTGGGTATTTGGAATGTCGTTCTTTAAGGCGATTGATGAAATGCCTGTAAACGAAAATGGAGAGTTTTATGGGACCGCACTTGATAATCTCACGATGATACTCACGTGTATGTTTGCTGACACGTCTGTCGTTGGTGATATGGAGTATATGGCAGAGAAACAGAAACTCATGCACAAGTATTTTGACCGTATGGCAAATAAGAGTGAAATGTCCGATGAGGAAATCAAGGAGAGTGAAGAAGCTGCTGATGAGGTTCTCAAAAACGAGGAACATAAGGCGACGTTAATCAATATGGCAAAGGAGGTAAATGATGACAGACAAAATGATTGAGCAGTTACAGGATTACGCAAAACTACAAGATACGCTAATCCTCATAGAACATAAACTTGATGGAGGGAATATTGATGCTCCACTACCAACGTTTCATGATGAATGGGTTGAAGAGCAAGTAGAAAAAGTGCTTGATAAAATTCATAGCACGACAAAGATAAAAAGAGTTAAAAATTAGTGTACTTTGTATTTTATGCACTATAATTTTGGTGGTACGCTTTTTATGTAGTATCTTTGTAGTGTAAAAATATTCCTCCACTCAAAGATAAATGGATTTTATTAAATCTTTATATATAGAGAGGTTATTAACGAAGAGTGGAGCGTTGATGACCTCTTCTTTTTTAGGCGTATGAAGTATATAAGACGGTCATTGATATACGAATGCTTTGGCGATAAAGAATTGCTAAAAGCACTCGCAATGGCGTATCTTATTAAGCATCGCACAAAATCTTCAAATATTCGCCATTATTCTATTAATCTTATTCGCACCATTACTGGTATTCACGCTACTACAATCAAAAAAAGATTGCAGACACTTAACGAATATGGGCTTATTCTCATTGAAAAGGACAATCTCATTATACGATCAACAGTCAGCAAGCATTCAAAGCGAAACATGAATATCGGTCGAATGGATTTCACAAGTGTAAAGACTGTTGAGAGGTCATTGCAAGCGTTACAGGTCGTTTTTCTGCAACAACGTAAGGATTTCTGTAAGCATACTATTCACAACGCTCACAGCGGCTTTAATTCAAAGAAGATTAAGGCAGCGAGAAAGGCAAGTCGGAAGTATGGTTTTGGAAATAAATACGTCGAACGTGGATTATCGTATGCAACAATAGCAAGAAAACTCGGATTGTCGGTTACAACAGCTTTCAATGTCGTAAAGCAAGGAGCTAAGAGAAAATACTTTAAGAAGTTTACACACTTTGTAAGAACTTTCCTTAAAGGTGTATATGGAATGTATATTGAAGGATATACATTCACGACAAAGAATTATGGATTTCAAGTACAAGCTAACACGTATAAGGTCGGTTACAGATGGACGTAGTATAGCATGGTAACATATAGATTACAAAAAATGAAGACTCAAGATAAATTGAATATGAAAGAAAACGAAGTAAAACGGTTTAAGGGTATAAACGGCATGAATTCGCTTGAAATTGCAGAACTCACGGATCGAGAACACAAGAATGTTATGAGAGACATTCGGGAGTTATTAAGCAAAGGAATTAACCGGCTCAACTTTGAGCTGGTTGATTACAAGGATAAAAAGGGGGAAACACGCCCTTGTTATAATCTCACTCCCAAAGGGTGTCTGATTTTGGCAAGTGGGTACGATGCCGTATTGAGAGAGAAGATAATAGACCGTCTTGAAGAACTTGAACTGCAAAAACGTAACGGAACCTTTAAAGTGCCGCAGACATTTGCACAGGCGTTGAGGCTCGCAGCCGAGCAGCAGGAGACGATAGAACGGCAGCAAAGAACCATTGAAGTCCAAAAGCCTAAAGCTGTTTATTTTGATTCATTGGTAGACAGAGGTCTCAACGTATGCTTCCGTGATGCTGCAAAAGAGATTGGCGTAAAGCAGAAGGAGTTCATTGCCTATTTGATTGAAAACAAGTATGTGTATCGCAACAAGGCAGGTAAGCTGCGTCCTCATGCTGATTACGACAATGATTTATTCGTAGTTAAGGACACGAAAAGCGACAGCAACGGCTGGGCGGGCGTACAGACCCTTGTAACGCCAAAGGGTAAGGAAACTTTCAGGTTGTTGCTTAACGCATAACTATGAGACGCATATATTTTGAAAATTGGCTTCTAACGAAGCTTGGCTTTTGTTTGGTTGATAAAGAGCAAGGTGTAAGAGTTTACGCAAAATACGATGGAGATATTTGTGGTTATCCTATAAGCCTTATGGAGGTCGCTACTTCGATGAGCTTTATTCATATATCCTTTAAACTTGATGAAAAACGTTGGGTGTTTTGGAAGACATTGTGGACAAAAGGAAACATAATGAGAGCGGAGGACGTTGAATCTATTTTTAAGATATTCTTTAAAGAAAATGAGAAGGAAATTAATAAGTATCTAAATATGTGAAAAAATGAAGAATGAAACAAAATTAAAGAAAGTGATTGCGTTCTTAGAAGAGAATAATGTCAAGTATCGGCAGTACAAGAACGTATGGTTTGGTCATAGTGATGTGTTTCTGCCAGATACAAGGGTAGCAATCAAAATTGACGGGGAAGATAGAAAACGCTTTTACGAAACACATAAAGGAAAGTGTTATCCCGTATTTATCCGTGATGAAGATACACCTAAGTTCGTGTTGGAGAAGGTTCAGAACACGATTGTCAAGTCAATGATGAAAGAACAGGAATTGTTGATGCGTAAGAAACAGAAGGAAGAAAATAGACGCATCAACGCAGAGCAGATGAAATTGTGTGCTGAAAGAAAGGCAGCAATGGAAGCAAGGAAGGCTGCAAGGAGAGGGGGTAGAAGATGAAACAGAACTCTACTACAAATGGCGAGAACATGGTTAAGCGCACAGAACGTGGGTGGGCTGGTCATTTTATATGTTCCTATAGATGCTACTTTAGAAGAAATACCCTTTTAGAATATGAGGGAAAATTTATTGTTGTCAGCACCGTTGGGCGAATGGAATATACAGGAGATCCCATGCTTGACACCGTTGGTCGTGATAGTTACTACGAAACGATGGCATTCTACTCTGATACATCTGACCTGAAATTTCACAATATTGACGTAGAAAGACAAATCCATTTAGACTGTGATTGGACTCTTAACGAAATAGACGATAATAAAGCCAATGATATGCACGAAAAAGCAGTAGATTGGGTTAGTCGTCAGATGATGGAGCATAATGTAATTATCCAAACTATGTAATCTGTAATGCAAACAAATATATGGCACTAAGTGAAAAAGAACGCAGCCTATTGTTCGCAAGCAAGAGGGCGCAGGCGCAAAGAAATGCCACCGACCACGTGGCAAACATTCTTTGGAAGACGGCAGAGAGTATTGTTAAGGCAGCGAGGAAATACAGACCTTACTACCAAAGTAAAATAATGTCAAATGTTGCTCAATATGAAAAGGAAGCACGTCAGATTGCTGCCAACGCAGAGAAAGCTATTGAGAAGTACGTTGAAGCCTATTCGCAAGCAGGTGGAAGGGTTTTGAAAATAGACACCAAAGAGTTTGTAAGTAACTATCTAAAACAAGAAGTGTTTGGTAAGACGTATATGCAACGCAATAGCGAGTATCTAAGTGATTTTTCGGAGGATATAGTGAAACTGGTCAAGGCAGGTATTTCTCTGCGCTATGACGAAAGGAAAATTATCAATGCCGTGCGCAGTTCGTACAAAGACCCCTACAATCGGTCGTTGATGACAAAAGAGGCAAAGAAGAACAATAAAGTGTTAGAAGTACCACATAGAGGAAAGGGTATTTTTTCGGCATCGTATGGAAATGTGATACGTAATGCGCAAAACACGATAAACCTCGTATGGGGTAAAATTGAAATGGAATATGGAAAACGTAATAAAGCAATAGGGTTTCGCTCTTTTCGAGGAAGTTCATATCCTTGTGATCAGTGTGATTATGAAGCATCGTATATTCATACATTTAGAGATCCGTATCCACCTTATCACGCACATTGTGTATGTTATACTAAGTTTATTTTTGATAAAAAGGAATTAGAAAACGATTAAAATTATGAAAATAGAAAATTCGGAAAAAGCAATAACATTGTTAAAGGCAAAAGCAAATATTAAGAATGTACTCACTTATATTAAAGAACACAAAGGTAGAACCGTAATTGTTTCTGTTAAATCAAAAAACTTGCAGAATAAATATGTATTTCTTGATGATGAGGGCATAAATGAAATTGTCAAGACACTTTGTGATATGGAAAAACGATTTGATACCAAACTAAAGGAATTATAATTATTTAACACGATTAACATTTGCAAGTGTGCGAATTTGTTCGTATCTTTGCAACGTTCAATTATTCACTGTGGATGATGTTACGGCTCTTCCACAATATGGAGGGGCATTTTTTATGCTCGTCTATTTTCGAGGAATTTAAGATACAGGCGTATCGCCCCTTGGCTACATTGTAATGGTGTAGCCGTGCTCTTCACAGTGAAGCATTGAACAAAGGGTAGCGGTACGCTCTCATTGTGTATCAACCCTGCAATGTTTAATCGTTCAAAATCACTGTAAATGGACGAAACGCAAAATTTCAATGACCCGTGTGAAATGGGGTTGAGCAAGACCTTTTCTTACGGAAGTTCCAACGTAAGAATGAGGAAAGTTAATGGAACAGTGTTTGTCTGCCTTACCGATATGGCGAAAGGTTTTCCAAGCAAGAACCTTACCAATATTATGAACAGTAAGGAAATGACTGATTATTTGCAGACATTGAGCAGACTACAAATTTGTAGTCTGGCTGATTTACTGCAAGTTAAGAATGGTGGAGACGGCTCACAAGGCACATGGGCGCACCGTAAGATTGCCTTGCGTGTGGCGCAGAAGCTGTCGCCCGACTTCGCCATCTGGGTTGATGATCGCATCGAGGAGTTGCTTACCTATGGTATGACCGCCACACAACCAACACTTGATGAAATGGCGGATAATCCAGACTTGGTCATCAAGCTTGCCACACGACTTAAGGAAGCACGTGCGGAAAAAACACGGTTAGAAGCAGAGAATGCAGCCAAATCAAAGGCGATTGAGGAAGCACAGCCGTCGGTAACATTCACGAATGCAGTAAAGGGTTCGGATTCCTCTTGTCTTGTGGGTGAGCTTGCCAAACTCATCAAACAGAATGGTTATGACATCGGAGAGAAACGATTATTCAAGTGGTTAAGAGAAAATGGTTATCTTGGCAGTCATGGTGAGCGGTATAATATACCCAACCAGCGTTGGGCGCATCTGTTTGAATTGAAGAAAGGCGTGCGAAGTGGCGACAATGGAGTAATGCGCACTACGATTACGACAAAGGTAAACGGTAAGGGACAGGTGTACTTTATCAACCTCTTTTCAAAGAAAGATGGGAAGGGTGTAGCGGTATGAAAACGATAGAAGTTAGTGTCGGTACAAGTGAAGTGCTGGAACTGAAACGGCAGTTTGAAGAAGTATCTGATAAAATTACAAAATACTTTGAAAAGACATACCCTAATTACGAAGTAATAAACGACAAGTTTATTGACAGTCTTTCCACAGCGCATGAATTTCTTGACAGTGCTCTGCTGTTGAGTATTAATGAGGAATTTGTTGGAAGTGGTTTTAAGCGGATTTAATGCAAACAATAAGGAGACGCATTAAAACGTCTCCTTATTTTGTTACTTCTTCTTCGGTCCTATCGCTTTGCCGTTCTGCCAAATCAGGCAGTCCTTACACGTCTTTGGATAATTAACAGGGAGGTAATAGTGGATAGTTGTGTCTTCTTCTTTGATTTCGTCCTGTTTGATACGTGCATAATCAGCAATCTTTGCCGTAATATCGAGCCATTCCTTTGAGTTCTGTTTTACTAACTTACGTGCTTTGAGTAAATCAGACAATATAGCTTCCTTTGATGTCGCCTTTGCAAGTTCGTCAGCAGAAATTTCGGTAGATTCGCTTCTTCCTTCCTTTTTTATCTCTTTTATAAACTTTTTAACCCCGTCAAGATTTTCAAGCTTTTGTTGCTCTGCTTTAAGACGATTTTTGTCCCAAGTGAGACCTGCGTTTTGGAATGCCGTGTTCCAAGCATCGTTTATACCTATTCCTGCGGCTCTCATCGCGGCATAACAAAGGTATTCAGGTCTTACTAATCCATAATCCTTTGCCTTGCGCTGAAATGTCTGTGTAAAAATTATTTCGCTCATACGAACTAAAATCTTTTATTTTTATCCCAATTATTCTCACCAACCCTATTGCCCCACTTATCTGTATGAAACTCGTTGGGTCGTCCTCTCTTTCTACCAGACCCCCCTTGATGTCCTGTGTTAATATCGGAGCCAGATTTGCCTCTATCTATTTTAGCTGTTGCCTCTTGTTCTTTTATCGCATTTTCAGTTTGATTATCTTGGGTTTCGAGTTCAAATAACAAATCCCTTTCCTGTTTTTCTTTCATTTCTTCGATAATCCTTTCATATTCGTCGTTCACAGGTAAGTCTGGACACTTTTCAGACGCTGTCTTTTTAGACAAGAACCCATTTTGGACAGCGGTAGCTATATTTGTGACCCATTCTTGTGAGTTCTGATGATAATAAGGTTTTATATAAGCAAATATAGGCAATTCTGAATATGTTGCGGTCTGATTTTCCTCAAAACCAATGCCAAATTTAACCATTTTTGTAAGCATATCAATAAATGGCTGTAATAATTGTGCATCGTTCATTGCAATCTCCAATGCAGGGGAGTAGAGTAGTTTGAGTGCAACACCTGGCAAATCTCCAGATTTTAACTCTGGCGGTTTCACCGTGAACGACAACTCGTAAATAAGGTCATACGACTTGTCAAGCTGTGTCGCAAAAGCGTTTGAAGCGTCCGTTCCATTAAGGAATCCTGCTTCTGCATCTTTATCGTCCATTGTAACGAGTTTTGCAGCACCATTACTATCGCCAATAACGCTAATATCATCACCTGAACCTTTCATATACATAATAGGGAACGCATACGCTTTGTTGTTCTCGCACAGATGAGAGAAAGCCTCCTCGTAATCCTCAATATTCTTTTGTACGGCATGCCAGCACGGACCGTCTTCATTGCGTATATAAGCAACAGGAAGGAATGGGAACCCGTGTGGCTTTTTAGTAATAAGTTTAAATCCGTTAAGATTGAATATCTTTTTGAGGAATGCAGAAACGCCACTTTCGTTTACACCACGCTTGTAACGATAGATATTTACATTGTCCCACACCTCAACGTACTCTGTTTTCTCTATGCCGTCATCGTCATAATCGTAGTATTTACGTGCAAATAGTTCGAGTTCTCCCGTAATAGAGTCAAAATGAGGGTAAAGTGTATCACCATTTAGATAAGATAATGACTTTGCGCCAAACTTGCCGTTATTAAAATAGCCTACCACGGCAGTATCGCCTGTAATCATTAGTGAGCGGATAGCTTCAAAGTTTCTTATCTCCATATTGGAAAGCAACCAACACTTCTTGAATTTGATAAGATTCTTTTGATATTCTTCTTCTTTAGATTTATCCAATGCACCGTCAGCGATTTCAAACTGAACATCGTTTCCTGTAAGGTGAAGGATATGCTTTGTTGCTATCACCTGTTGAAATGCAAAAGATGTTCGTGTGATAGGTTGCTTATACCACTTATCCGTTTCTGGATTATGTTTATAAACGTCTGGGTACTTTGTTTCGTCAAAGATAGCGTGAGCCGATGGGTAATATTCACGTAAGAAGTCCGCTTGCGTCATAACAATTCTATACAAGTGGTCCTCTGGCATAGTTATGTCACCTGCATCGTCCCTTCTTTCCTGTATATTGTGTTGCATATACCCCTTTGGTGTAACTCGCCACCACGGCTTTTTTGTTAGCACTTCTCTGTAATTCACTGTTAAATCATCCATAATCCTTTTACCTTTTTATGTTTCTTTTTTGTTAGTCTGAATATTTCAATATAAAACCAACTTTCCCAAAAGTCGGGCGAATGCCCTACATATTTTTTTGCAATCTTTTTTGGTAATAGCTTAAAACCCCTATCAGAACCCATTTCGTCTCTTCTAAGCGATTTTCTTTCTTTCATTAGAATCTGTCTAAGTGGTAGGTTTTTGAATCCATTACCACTGAACTTTCTTTCAAGTAATGCAGGTTCGATAGAAATAGTCCTTTCCTTTATCTCTGTATAGAATATAAAGGCGCATTGTGATTTCAAATCCTTATATAAATACTTGATACCTTCTTCCTCTTTTCTATCAAGAGCCACAGGAGCAGCTTGGTTGTTGAATGGTACTGCGTCAGGAAAAAAACCTTTAAAGTATTGCCCTATTCCCTGCATATCGTAAGTGAAGTTACATTCTTCAACTCCCCATTCACGAAGCTTTGACTGTACCACAGATATAATTGTTTTGGAATCAATGCGCATTACTATAAGGTCTTTTGTGTGTCTACCTATCCAGTGCCACATAACAAAGTTATCACCACCTGTAAAGGCTATATCGGCAGACGCACGATGCACCTCATCGTCAAGCTGCATAGAATTATCAAAGATACCCTCCAAATCTTCAATCTTTACCATATCATCTCCAGCAGCCTTCCAGTTCCAATTTGCTTCGAGGTCACGCATACGTTGCTCCTCGTCCTGTTGTGCAAGGTTAGCAATATAAGAAGCGTCTGTACTGATAAGCTTTATATTCTCTGATACGTCCGCACGAATGAATGCTACAGACTTAATAAACATATCAAGTTTTGTATAACCAAGGTCGCCATACTCGTCCTTCCAAAGAGAATCAATAATAGATGAACACTGCTCATAAACTTCCTGACGAGTATCACCCCAATAGATTTGGTCGGGCGTATCACCGTCCATAAAACAGAATCTGATTTTGCAATCACGTTCGGGGATAATGTAGCCATCTTCGTCTACCCACCAATCAATAAACTTACGCACCCAACTTTCGGGGTCTGGGTTACACGTTATCCAAAATCTATTGCGGATATGTGCCGCATTACGATTGTTTGTAAGCAGATATTTGAATTTCTTGTATTCCACTTGCGTACCCTCATCAATGGCGATATAGGAATACTGACGACCTTGAAATCTATCCTTGAAATCTTGATATGCACCAGTGTAATAAGAGAATTTCAACCACCCTCCATTTTGGAAATTCCACGTCATATCGTTCTGCGACTTGTTGTAAGTTCCAAATTGAGAGTACAATTTGTAAGAGTCCGAAATAAGAGAATCAAGGTCATTTTTCTCCTTTCTTAGTATCAAGCCGTGAAAATCTGGGTTACGAATATCTTTGAGAGCTTCCATAAGAGCAGAGAAGGACTTACTATTATGGGTAATGATATAATCATCAAGCAGAAAAACAGAGTCTTCATCGTTTACGGCTATACAACAGCAATCACATTTTTTTGTATACTCACACGAAACGACTTCGATTAATTCTTTATCACTATCACATACAGGGAAATATACCTTATATCCTTTTGTTAGGTAATGTGCAATTTCTTTTGTGAGAAAAGCGTGAGTATTACCAACTATCTCTGAATATTCGTTTTCTAACACTACGCACCATACGTGGTCATCAGAACATATTACCTGTTTTCCGCTTTCAAGCGTAATAACGAAGCAATCAAGTTGAGAGTAATCGGATCTACTTAGAACTTTTATCTCTTTTCTATTTACACCAAATACTATGTCGCCACACTCAATATCCTTAATAGCTTTCTTACCGTCTTTTGTAAGCACGATAGTATTTTTTTCTAAAGGTCCGCCTCTCGAACCTCCAACTATCTTAATGTCAGCGTCTACGGAGAGTATTCTTTCCTGCGCACCTTTCTGCGCTATGATTTTGAGTTTATCGGGAGATTTTCGGTCTAAATCACGCAAAGACTGAATATACTCCTGCGTATAAACAACGTCTCCTTTTGGTAAATTAAACCCTGAAATCTTCTCTAATTTTTTCATTAATGAATAAATATACAATGTTTTATGCAAAAATACACATTTTTATTTGGAATATTCATTTTTTATACATATTTTTGCTTGCGGAATTGTATATTTATACTGTTTTTATATCGCAGGGTGGCGCAGAGGTAGCGTAGTTGGCTCATGACCAACAGGTCGGAGGTTCGATTCCTTCTCCTGCAACGATTAATCATTCAGGATAACAACTAATGGAAAGAGAAGAACTCAAAGAATTAGTAAACAAAAGTTTGGGAAGCACCCAGTTGAAACTTAGCGAGCGTACAATCAACGAAGAACTTGATGACATTTTAGGCGATTTTGGAGACGACGAGGAAGCAAATACCAAGTTGGTCGAAAGAGTTGCAAACCGATTGAAACGAATGGACGGCAATCTTCACGCTGATGTCTCGAAAGAGGTGAAGGAATACAAAGAGAATGCCGAAAAGAAGCTGAAAGAGGGAACAGAAGGAGGTTCTAAGAAAAACGAAGGTAATGAGGGTAGCGAAAGCGAAATCATGAAAGAATTGAAAAGCCTTAGAGCCGAAATTGATGAGGAACGTAACGCACGCAAACAAGCAGAGACCGAGAGAGCGAAGCACGCTACAATGGATTCTGTCAGAAAAGGTCTTAGGGAAAAGTTTGAGAACGCAGGTTTGAAACTCAACGACTTCTTTGCCAAGTCCGCCCTTTCAAAACTTGAAATTCCAAGTGAAAATGTTGATTTAAAATCTCTCGTTGAGAAAGCGGAGAGGTTGTACAATGCAGACATCAAGGAAGCAGGAATTGAAATAGGTAAACCACATGCAGGTGGCAATAGTGGTGGCAAGGAGGAAAAAGAGGACTGGAGCGACGTCAGCAACATCGTTGGACGACACAACCCAAAGACCGAATAATAAGTATTCAGTTTAACAATTAACATTAATCAAAGATGACAGAACTTGATTTTTATCAGCAAAGGATTCTCAATTCGGGAGTTTTCCAAGGTACTGTACTGATTCAGGCTTATGGCGAGATTGGCGGCAGTCGCAACGTATTCGTTAAGTTGCAGTCAAGCGCAAAGAATGGGTTGGTTTATCCAACAGTCGGTGGATTTCTCGTAAATCCTTTCAAGGGGCGTGCGAAGATTTTTGCAGGCGACCTTTTAGAGTACAATCCAGGTATTGAGAGCGATGGTGGGGCAACTGTAAAAGTGCTAAAAACCTACGAAGTTGCAAAAGCGACTTCAACGGGCGAGGTTCTCATTAAGCGAGACGGATTCCGTCATATCCCATTCGTGGGCGATGTTCTTATGGTTGCGCCAAACACGCTTAATGGTACAGGCACAGGTGTTGTTGTTACCGCAGTTGAAGCAACGAAAGACAACACCGCAGGTGATGTTTGGAAACTGACAGTAAGTGCTGCCGTTACCGCAGCCGTTGGTGCAGTTCTCGTGGAAGCAGACAAGGCTGGCGCAGGTGCAAAGGCTATTGTAACCAATCCTAATTGTTATGCTCCTTGCGACTATGACTTTGTATATGATCCTGCTTTAGCAAGAGATAAGTTTGATCGCGCGCGCTACCTATTTACTCCGTGCCTTGCTAACGAGAGTACTGTGCTTTACAAAGCAAAGATGTCCCCAATGCCTGCAAGTGTTCTCGCATTGAACACAAGTAAGGTTGCAGGCTGGTTCTCACTCTAATGTTTCACACTTAAAAGGTATAACAAAATGGCAAAATACAATTTTGAAGATTCAAGATACGCCAAGTTCTTTGCAAGTCCAGAGAACAACCGTTTCTTGCAGTCATTCCTTGATAACAGTGCTTTGTTCTACACTAACTATGGTTGGTACAAGACACAAGGTCGTAAAGCAGCAGCAGAGACACCATCTCAAGCAGACGGCACGGCAGTATTCTCTGTTAAGTCTCGTAAGTTGCAGGCACCACATTTGATGGACCTTCGAGCACCGCTTGGGGATAGTAACCAGACGGACAGCTCAAACGAGAAGTTCTACACGGCATCAATTCCTGACTTTATCGCAGAGGGTATCGTTGAGACCGCAGCGGAGCGCAATTACAAGGTAAGAATGTTTGAGCAGTTCGGTAACGATGCAGACATTGTTGCTACATACATTGGTAAGTTGCAGGATAAGTTCAATGCAGTTGATGCAACTATGAACTTCATGACTGCGCAGCTGATGAGTACTGCAAAGATTGACTACACAGGCATTGGTCGTGGTATTCAGCTTCCACTACACAAAGCAGAAGTGCCAACAAGCAATTTCCTTAAGGCTGGTGTAAAGACTTGGGCTGACGCTGATTGCAAGTTGCTCACACAAATGCGAGTATTAGAGGATAAGGTGCGCCACCTGATGGGTGATTATGCTGGTCCAATGGTATGGCAGATGACCCGTAACGACTTCTATAATATCTTCCTAAAGAACAAAGAGGTTCGTGAGTTCGTTTCCAATTATCGCAAGTTAAACTTCCTTGCTTCAACACAGGAAATTCCTGTTGTTGCATCGGAGTGGAATAAGGCAGTTGTAGACTTAGAGGGTGTATCTCCTATTGAACTTGTCGTTGAGCAGGAAAGCAACAAGACCCATTCTAAGGAGGAGGTCGTTAAGGGTTGGAAGGACGGCACAGTTGTTCTTCGTCCAGCAGGCGATGCAGTTGAGTTCGAGCATAAGGCAATTCTTGATGAGCAGATGATTAAGCAGTTTGGTGCTAACGCTATCACATCTGTATTTGGTCGTGGAAATGACGGCTTATCTCTTGTTATTAACTCGACAATGGATAATGGTCGTTTCAAAGAGTGGCACACTGACGTTATGTTGTCGGCATGTCCTGCTTTGGTAGAGTTCCCTAACCACTACATCATCGACATTAACACTGCCGACTAATAATTAGATTGAATTTTGTATGGAAGTAGTATCAGAAGTAAAAAAGACTTATACGATAGAGGATTACATTCTCGCTAAAGTGAGATTTGAGATACCAGTAGATGCACTTTATCCAATATTCATAGATAGAGAGATTGAACCAAAAACTTCTATAATGGATAGCGATAGGTCAAAAGTGCGTCTTGCGTATGCAGATTTACTAAAGTGGTTAATTATGGGTCCAAGTAAAGTTAATAATACTTCTGATACTGATAACGGTTGGACGCACTCGTCTGGCGGTTTTCAGCTTACAAGTGATGACATTAAGGAGTTGAAAAACGAAGCTAATGCCATTTACAAAGAACTTGAACCGTCTTCTGTCTTCGGAAGAAAAACTACCTTCAAAATGAATAGCGGAGGGATTAAGCGTGCTAATTCTGACTTAGCAGGTAATCCTCTTCCACATATCATTCGTTAAGAAGTAAGATTATGAGAAAGGAAGTTATAAGCAATCCTCGTTATCCTCACACGATTAAGATTGTGCGCATCTTGGAAAAGGTTGTGCCAGTTGAAAACGCAAGTGAGATTGAAGATGAGGACCCATTTGTAACAAATAGTTCTTCTAATCCTCAAACTAAGACAGAAAAAGAGAAAATTACTCTATACAAAGGTAAGGGACGTTCCTTTACAGATACTACGACTAATGGTATGGGTAATGTTGATATTAACAAGAGGAAGGCTTCAATTCCTGTCAGATATGACAAATGGGAAGCCTGTAGACAGCCTCTTGATGGCGACACAATCTATGCTACTGTTGGAAATAACACCGAAGAAGGTCGTGTAAGGGACAGTGAACCCGACAACGATAGAACGATTGTTTATTGGGAACTTGTAAGAGTGTAAGTTATGGAAGATTTATCGAAGCAGTTCGAGATAAATATTGCGAAAAAGATACGTCAGATGGCTGTATTGAAAATGCAAAAAAAAATGGACCACGCAGCAAGCATGACAATGAAGGCTGCCGATAAATTAAGAACGTTTAATGACGTTACAGGTAATCTTTACAAGTCCATTGGTGCAGGAACATATTATAAAGGAGCGTTGCAATCAATTCATTTAACGCCCGGAGCTTCACCTTTAAGACCAACCCTTGCAAAGGGTGAACGCTTCAATCTTGACAGATATTATAACAGTCCATTTTCATTTAAAGACAGCGGGAGAAAACCTTACGTAGGTCAATATGGAGAGGGTGGTCAGATTGGTCCACGTACGGCAGAGGATTTACTTATTTTCAACGAACACTCTATGCGGTCAATAGATTCTACTTGGCAGATATACCTTGTAGCAGGTGTTAGCTATGCTAATTTTGTAGAAGTAAAGCGTGGTCATGACGTGATAACTTCACTTAGGGATTATCTTGTTAGATATTTTAGAACAATGTAATATGGTAAGTTTAAAAACTTTATACTACGGCATAGCGAAAGCAGTAAGTGGTATCTGCGATAATGGATATTATCAAGATAGACCAGCCTCTGTTACAGATAAGCTCAATAGTTATATTGTAATTAATCTGCCGTCTGCTGTTTATAATAACGAATTAGGAGAGCGTGGTGAGTATAATGACTTCTCTACTACGGTTGTTCTCGAAGTCTATGTCAGGGATTTGGTATCCGCAAGTAACCCTAATGGTATGGACATAAAAAAGATGGACGAAAAGGTAGATGCCGTTCTAAAACTGTTCCCAATCAACACAAAGGATTTCAAGATAAACAAGCCACAGATAACCCTACAGACGAGTGATAAGTCGGGATTTCACGTAACTTTCATACAAGCACAATTAAACACGAAATAATTTAAGTTTCACAATTAAAAGGATAACACTATGGCAATGAAAAAGAAAACCGAGTTGAAGGATATTTTTTCTGGACCTTCTTCTCTTATGTTTCAAAAAACGGCAGTAGATCTAAGCAGCGCAACAGCTATTGCACTTGCTCCAGAACTTGATGTACCCGTGAAAGTTGATTCTTTAAAAATCGAACAAGGCGACCCATCGCTGACTCACTATAAGGTGATAGGTATGAATGGTGTTTGGCAATCAACCGCAGAGATTGGCGACTTCGAGATTTCATTCACCGTACCAACAAAGCACGCAGAAGTCTTAAAATGGGCGCACGGAGAGGGTGCGGTTAAAGATGGCGTTCAGGCAACTATCGGTAGCGCAAATTACAGAGGTCAGGCTCTCACTCCAACCAAGCACAAGATTACCGGTACGTTCATCATTGAGGACGATACACAGGAGAATATTATGATTCTCTCTGGTGTTGCTCTTTGGGCTAAACCTATGATGGACGATGGTAAGGTATACGCTATCGGTCTTACAGGTACATTGGAGATTGGCGACAAGCCTTCTATTGCATGGCTGAAGAAAGCATAAACTGATCTCTATAGGTATTAGATTTTAGGATAACAACAACGCAAGGGCGGCTGGCTTTCAATAGAGCCGTCGCCCTTTACTAATTAAAAGAATATGGCAACAAAAAAGATAGAGCAGCCAAACATAGAGTTACAAAAAGTCCTTGATGACATTCTACACGAAACCCCTACGGAATACATTTTCAGGGGTAAAAAGAAGATGCTTGGGTGGCTTCATAAGGGTACAACAAGAAAGTTTACCCATATTGAATTAAAAGAAAAGAATGAATGGAAAAAACGAGTAAAACAATGCGCAGTAGTCCAGTTAAACAACGTGTGGAAAATACGTTTTTTCTATTGGTTTCTATGGCGATACTATTATTACATTATCGATCTTGATGTATGGGAGGTACTTGCTGTTCTTAACGTTGCTAAAAAAAAAATACAATCAGCAGCATTTCAACTCACTACCATATTAGCGACCGCAATGACGGACACGATGATGACGATGACGAAAGTGGAAGTAGAGCGTATCCAAGCCGAACAAGCTGGGGCGGAGCATATAGTTTAGCGGAGAAATTTAATTTTCTCTTTGAGCGGCGTTTCGGAATACGTGCATACGATTATTGGTGGGGGTACACTTCGGCACAGATTGACCTTATGGCAATCGATCAACCGACAATTGTTTACTTAAAAGACAACAAGAGCAAACACGCAAGCAAGGCGGAAATTGACGAATTAACAGAAGCGTGGGAGAAGAAACACAAACGTTCGAGGGTTGGTAAGCAGATTTCTCTTAATGAGTATTTTAATAATGATATTACAAACGAAAGTAAAGGATAACGAGGTATGGCAGAAGGGAATTTAGGAGATTTAATGTTCTCGCTGGGAGTTAAAGATAACGTCTCAAAGAATTTAGAAAACATAATGAAGAAATTTATTAATACGGAAGCGTCTGTCAATAAAACATCGGACGCTCTTCATAAATTATCTTCAAAACTTCGCAACGTAAAAGACGATAACGAGAATGGACCAACAAGGGGTATGCTAAAATTAGCAGACGCTATTGAAGGCTCTGTTACACGAATTACTCGTCTTCGCAGTGAAATTAGGAAAACTTCTGATGCGATAAATAATATTAAGTCTATTCCTAATTTTATGCAAGATAAGAACCTTTTAACTTCGTTAAACAAGTTGCAGGGGTATCTTAAAACGCTCAATAGCATTGATGGGGTAAAAATTCTTGACGGGAATAGGATTCAGGCGGTTTTTGCAAATGGCACTCGTTCTATACAAGAGGCTAATGCTGCTTTAAAAGCATATAAAGGAGCTGCAAAGCAAGCCGAAGTGGCAACAGAGGGAAATGCTCGCGCTGTACGAGACCTCGCATCTTCTTTCCGTCAGGCGAATGAGGCTGCAAGTAAGACATCTGGTCTTATAAGCGACATTAAAAGCTTACTTCTGCAAGGAGGTATAGTTTATGGTGCACAACAGTTTGCCAACTCTATTATTCAAACGGGTGGTGAGATAGCGCAACAACATATAGCCCTGCGCAATATTATTGGAGATGCAAGGAAAGCAGATGAATTATTTGCTCAAACCCAACAGTTAGCACTTGAATCTCCATTTAAATTTGGAGAGTTAAATAGAGATGTCAAACAACTTGCTGCTTTTGGAGTTGAAGCCGATAGTCTTTATGATACAACAAAGCGTCTTGCCGATGTTGCATCAGGTCTTGGTGTATCGTTTGAGCGTCTCGGTCTTGCATACGGGCAGGTAAAATCACGAAGCTGGCTTGATGGAAAGGAGTTGCGTCAGTTTGCATACGCAGGACTTCCTTTGCTTCAAAAGATAACCGATTTGTATAATCAAACAGGTAAAGACGGAAGGAACAATTATACCACGAAGGACGTTCGTGATATGATAACTAAGCGTCAAGTTTCGTTTGAAGATGTTGATGCTGTTATAAAGAAATTGACTGACGAGGGTGGTCAATTCTATAATATGCAGTATGTCCTCTCTGATACATTGCTTGGTCGTTGGAATAAGCTTATTGATGCGTGGGATATAATGCTCGGTAAGTTTGCTGATGGGAAGAGTATGGTTGGTGGGTTCTTTATGACCGCTATCAATGGAGCCGTAACACTTGTACAATCTATTGATAGATTAGGACCCGTACTTCTCGCAGCTTTCTCTGGAGTAGCGTTAAAGAGGTTAAGTTCTTCTATCGGAGGAGGGCTTGCTGGTTCTTTGCTTTCTTCTAAGCAGTCATTAGCTGCTAAGTATCAAGAGAAAGCCTTGACGGGAGAGTTAAATGCAGAGGAACAGCGTATTTTAAGCACGAAAAATCAAATTACTGCAAAGGATTTGGAAACGCTTGCCACCACAAAAGCAATCACTATGGCGGATTTGCAACGTGCTTATGTTACTCGTCAGATAACAACCGAACAGTACAAGAATATATCTGCACTATTAATGCAGCAAAGGCAAACTGTAACCTTGGCGACTCGTTTCCGTTTCCTGCGAATGCAAGTTCATCAGATTTTTACTGCTAATTATTGGCAGAATTTTGCAGCAAGGGGTATAGTTGCGTTGAATTTAATAAAGACAGGTGCCGTTTCACTTGGACGCACAATATGGACCGCTATTGGTGGCTTGCCAGGTCTTCTGATTACGGGAGCCTCTATGTTGTTTGCAAATTTGGTGTCAGAAAAGGAAGAATTAAAACAAACAGCTGATTCAATTGCAGAGAATACCAAACAGGTTTATGATGATTTACAAAAATATATTGACGAGAATCCAATCAACGTAAAGGCTTCCATTTCTGATATTGCTGAACAGATAAATAAAGAAAAGGATATTCTTAAAGAAAAAGCTGGTTCGGGGTATGATTCTATTATCTTAGATGTTAGCATAAAAGCGAATGGTGATCCAAGTAAGCAGTTGGAATATTTGCGTAAATACACCGAGTTGTATGCTCGTGCAGCAGAAAAAGCACAAGCAATGAAGTATGTACTTGTAGATGCAGAAAAAGCTTCTAAGGGCATATTTAGAGAAAGTATTCAAACAAATCTTGCTGATTTAGAAAAAAGCGCACAAAAATTAAGTCTTACGACTTCTAAAATATCAATGGCGCAACTCGTGAGAGATGCGCAAGACTTAAAATCAAAGAGTGATGTTAGTGGTGATTTTAAAAAATTTGCCGACATAATATTAGAAGCCAACAAGAATGGATTAACACTCTATCAAACGCTTTCCAATGTAAAAGACGCAGCACTAAATATGCCTTCTGTAAGTTTTCGTGGATCTTATGGAACAAGCATATCTGATTTTGTTGGATCGGCTTTAGATGCGAATAAGGATAGTAAGAACCTTGATGCAAATATTGCGGACTTTGCAAAGGTCTTTTCGAGTCAGTTCGAGAATCTCGCAAAAAGTCCTACCGAACAGGCGGTATACAATATTTTGAAAGACTCGTGGAAGTCAGCTAATAACCTTGACGTTGTACAGGGGGCGTACTTTGATATGAAACTCGATCAGGCGAAGGGTCTCAAAGAGTTTCCTTCTCTTGCCGAAGATATGGCTAAAGACGCAGCAGGGCGTATTAGTGATACAACTCGACAATTACTTGCCAGTGGTCAGCCATTAACAAAGGCTGCACAAGAAGATGTGCATAGGGCTACCAATGCAGCAATGGACCACTTTAAAGCAACGTGGCCTGGGAACGCTAATGAGATACAGAATATCATAGGCAATTACAAATTTCATTTTAATGTTTACATGCACGTTGTAGGAGATCAGTCTGTTACGCAAAATACATTAGATGACTTTTATCAAGGAAAACCAACGTATGGAGGTAAAACACCTTACCGTATAGGTGTTCAAGGTCCACGCCCACGTCAATTCTCTCAAAATGGTGATGCCTATTATAAACAATGGACAAATGGAGAAAGTTTACCTGACGAAGTAGAAAAGAAAGGGAGAGAATCTGTTGATAAAGCACTTGAAACTTATACTTCGGCAGTAAGACAAAGAGGAGAAGCCGCTTCGGCAGCATATCTAACAACATTAAAAAATATACGTGCAGCTTTTAAAGAGGTTTTTGGCTATAATTATAACGGAACACCGTCTGGTATAACAAATAAAGATAATAGGCGTGCAGAACAAGCCAGAAAAAAAGCAGAACAAGCGCAAAGAGCAGCAGAAAGGGCAAAAAGGAAGAGAGAAGCAGCAGCAGAAAGGGCAAGGCGTAAATGGGAGAAAGAGCAACGTCAAATCTTAAAGGGCTGGCAAAACAGAAAAAGATTACTTGAAGAATATTACGAAACGTGGAATAAGTGGCGTAAGATAGAAGGAAGCGAAAACGCAAAAACACGTCTCCGAAGCGATAAACGTTTTGGAAAAGTTAATAAGGACTTTGCAGACCCAGAGGATTTAGCTGGAAATCTGTCAAATTTAGTTGAAGGCTATAAAAAGCTTGCGAAAACAGAAGACCAAAGAAACTTCATTGCAGAAACAAGAGCAGAAGCCTCAAAAAAGGAGGCAGATATTGAGTATCAGAATGCAGAAAAACAAGTTAAAGTTTTAACAGAACAATTAGACTTACTTTCAAAGCAGTATGATATTTACAAGAATTTATCAAAGTACACTTCAAACTCAATAGCAGCAGAATACGCTTTTGATTTTGAAGGTGCAGGCTACGCTTCAAAAGGCAGTTATTACGGCTTCCTACGTGATAGCCTCAATCGAATGCAAGGTAAAAAAGCAACTCCAAAACCATTCATAGACAATAGCGTACCCAATGCAAAAGAAAACGGAATGGTGCTGGACGAAGTTACCGTTACAGCAGATACGAAAAAGGTAGACTTTGGAGCAGAGGGATTAGAGGGAGTTTTAAAGCTTACTGATACACAAATTGAAGAGATATACGGAAAAGAAAGCAAGCTTACTAAAGAACTCATTGAATTTAAAAAACAGCGTGCTGAAATAGATTCAGAGATAGCTGAAAATTTATCGCAGTCATACGAGTTTGAAGAAGATTATGGTGCGCAGATAGAATTTAATAACAAACGACTTGATGAACAGATTGAACGTTTGAGGGAGCGTAATCGGTTAGGAAAGTTGAGTGATGAAGGATTAGCAGAAGCAGAACTTGAACTTAGGAAGAGAAATACACGAAACAACAATGAACTCTCATTTAAGCAGATGCAAAAAGAGACAGGTTGGGCTTCTGCAATGGGAAATCTTGGCGTAATGTCGAGTGGTGTTCTGAAACGACTTCGAGCAGAAATAGAAACACGACTTGACAAAGGTAATCTTTCTGATGATGAACGCAGTAAATTGAATGAGGCCTTAAATAAGCTCAATGAACAATTCGAGAAAAGCGACCCATTCGCATCTATTGTAAAAGGATATAATACAATTAAAGCCATAGAAACAATTCGTCAAGGAAAGAAAGACGAAAGTGGACGGTATACGGTAGATGCTAAAAAGGCGATTGCAGCAGGTCTTCAAGTTAATAAAGATGGCAAGTACTCCGAAGCAGAATTAGATTTAGCTCAAGGAAACGTCTTTAAGGGATTTGATACTTCTATTAAGGCTATTGCGGACGGATTTCAGTCCTTACAAACGGTACTGCAACCTGTTGTAGACTTATTTGAGGCACTCGGAAATAAAGGAATTGGAGAGGGCGCACAAATCGCAGGAAAAGCGGTAAATTCTGGAATGAATGTTGCGGGAGGTATTAATAATTTAAGGAATTTAGTAGGACCAGAAACAGGGTTAGGGCAAGCTTTGGGCAAAGCAGGTCCATACGCAGCGGCAGCAGCAGCAGCAATAAGCGTGTTTTCGTCTTTGTGGAATCGAAAGACAGCGTCTCAAAAGGCTTATGAAAAGCAGGCTGAATACCTTAAAAATATACAAGGTACTGTTAAGGAAATTAATAGCAATTTAAAAGAAAAAGTATCATCTGCATACGGATCGCAAGCACAAGTTTCGGGTACACAAATAAAGAGAAATCTTGAAACAGAGGCACAAGAGGTAAGAAATACTTACTATTCATGGTCGAATGCAAAGAAGCATAGAGGAGGACACCGAAATAGAGTAAAAGTTTTTGGACTTGCGGATGAAATTAATTCGTGGTTAGAGTCTATTGGTTGGGATCATCGTGGTAAAAATGGTGAATATATATCAAAAGTAGGCTCACAGGAAATTCATTTGTTGAGCGGAGAACTTTTAGCTCGCTTTAGAGAAGAACACGCTGGCGTATGGGCAAATATAGATTCGTCTGCAAAAGAATATCTCAACAGATTGATTGAAATAGAAAATAAAGAAGGAGAGATTGCCAAAATTACAGAAGAAATGGCAAAATCTCTCACTGATATGGATTTGTCTACTTTGAAATCCGAATGGACAAATCTACTCAACGATCTTGATTCTGCTAATGAAGATTTTGCTGATAATTTTGAAAAGCACATGCGGAATGCTATTCTTAGTGGAATGATAGCTAATCTATATGGAGATAAACTCGCAGAATTAAACAAAGAAAATGCTAAACGTGGCGGAAATGAGAAGGGAAATAAGTATGTTGCAAAAGACGGTAGCGTAAAGGAACATACTGGCGGTGATGATTCTAAAGACGTTATGTCAGAATACACCGAAGAAGAGTATCGCTTATCCGCAGAAGCATATAAAGAATTGTCAGAACAAACGCGACAAACACGTGATGTTCTGAAAAAACTCTACGGTTGGTCTGATAAAGATAGTAAATCAAGATCTGGTAGTAATATTAAAGGAATTACAGAAGAAACTGCCGACATACTCGTTTCGTATGTAAATGCTATACGGCTTGAAGTTTCTGTAGACCGCCCAAATATTCAAAAAATAGCCGATGCGGTTGCAAGCATGCCAGAAATGAGTGGCATAGCACAGTCGCAGTTATCTCAACTCACGACACTCGTTAGTCTTGCGCAGTATCGCAACGGACGGCTTGATGATATGTACGACTGGATGCGGTCTGTTACAAAGGAGGGAGGAACGAAACATTTATCGGTGTAAAAGCGAGGGGAAAAAGCCCCTCGCTCATCTTATTCTATTCTAACATACTTCATATTTTTTGCACTATCGTTCGACAAAACAAGTTCTCTATCGGAACAACTCTCTATCTTATACCTTTTTCTACTTCCATACTCTTGATGATGGTCTAAAAAATTACTTTCAGCAATAGTATGCCCATTAAAGAAAAGGCTGTCGCCTTCTTGTTCCCATCTACCTTCTGTATTGATATTGATTTCACATTCAGAGCTTTGTGTGACATCAAATAAAAGACGGAACTTATTGTGATAGGTCATATTATCTCTTATCTCCAAAGTTTCACTTCCGCTTCCATGGACGTCTTCTTGTGGAACAAACTCCCACTTTCCTACTATTTCTCTATTATAACTATTGCACCCACAAAGTAGAAAGACGATAATTGTAATTATTAGATTTGCCTTCATAATTTTATTGTTTTTAGTTTAACATTATATCCGCAAAGGTAGCGATTATATACCACCTTTGCAAACGTTTTTGAAATAGTTTTGTGGATTACATTGATTTTTCCGCCATTTTCTGTGCGTTGAACGTTGCGGAAGCAGCGATGAGCCGTGAAACCTTGTCCTCTACCTCACCGAAAGCGTCGGAGAGTTCCTCGAGAAGATTTTCAAGATTTACGCCTTTCCGCAGGAGCAGTACTGTTTCCTTTTCGCAGTCGAAATATGTTTTGTTGAGGCTGACGAGAGCTTCTGACAGCCGATTTGATATGATGTTGTTCTGTGATTCCATTATTTATTCTCTTTTTTGTCTATATCTTTGCAGAATTGGATAAATTCTGTGTCTTGCAGCCATTCTTCAATATCTGCATTCAGTATTTTTGTTGTAAAATCACGAATATACAAGAGTTCCTCCTTGTTATCTTTTGTTTTGGAAAGATTCTTGATACAGGTAAGGATATATTGCATTGCACCACACGTAAGATAAAGCATTTGTATTTGCGTGTCGGCATCGGCTTTGTTTATAGCCTTGCCCATTTCAACATCCATGCGCGACATATACTTGATGTTTCCGTCTTCGTCTACTTTTGACGGGAGGACTGTCTTGCCAATTGCTTGTTCAAACATATCAGTAATGGTGGTGCTTGCGTTCATTTGCATGATTGTTGTAATGCGTTGCAAATCACGAGGCATGGTATCTTGGACGTTGTCAATTACATTCTCTTCATATAAATCGGCAACAACAGAGTAACTTGCAAGTTTTTCATCAGGAATACCTAAAGTAATAACACTTCCGTCTTTATTATAATCTTCGTCATCTCCTCCATACTCTTTGATGAGATTAATTCGTTTTGATGAAGCATAGTATTTCCAATGAAATCCGAACTCCGTATCATATATGGATATTGTGTTAATGATTTGTCTTAGCTTTGCGACAAACGAAGATGCGTAATCTTCAAACAGAAGGCATGAGCAGTAGATGTAATTTCCGTCATGTTGAGTAAACGTTCTCGGTGCGGAGAAAATCATTGCTGTGTTGCAACCTTTAAGGCACGTATTAAAGAATGACGCTATCAGGCTATCATCATCTATCTTTTTTGTGAGTTGCCGTATCATAGGTTAAGAATATTAAGTAGTTCTGTAAATTTGTTTTCGTACCACGAAGGCTGTGTTTCTTTTGGGTTGCGCGGACTGACTTGGTTCTCTCCGAAATCCGTTCCCTTTTCTGTGATAGACTTGAACTTTTTTGTCTTTCCGTGTGCGGCAGGTCGTTCCAATTCCACGAGATAACCTTTTGCGACGGCTGCTTCGTTGAATTTTTGTGCCGTAATGTTTCTTTCGTTCTTTTTGAGCAGTTCGCTTGCCGAGCAGAGAATACCGTTTGACGAGGTGTAGTCGGGTGTGGGAAGTCCGAGCGGATCTCCGACTTGCTTCAGCAGCAGAAGCGTTGAATTTTCGTTGAGGCGGAGCAGGCTCTTACAACCTTTAATCCATGAAATCTTGGCATTGATTTGCTTGGAGGTGATAGTACCAATCTCTTTGCCTTTCTCGGTTGCAATTTCTTCGCAACGGATAAAATACTGACGAGCCTCGCGACCTTTGGCGTTATTTTCCACCATTGACAATTCCTTTGCCATTCCGATGGAAATAGCATATTCGTCTTGCGGTCTACCTCCATTGGGGTTTTTCACAAAATTGTGAAAAACTTGATAGTCTTGATTTTCAACGAATTGATACTGGTCTATCCGTGCTTGATCCAATCAACAAATTGTCTTTTGTTCTCCAAGAAAGCATGAAGACTTCTTGCACTCACGGCACGTTTGCCGTTCTTTTCTCTAATTGGTATTAACTCCCCGATGTTTTGTTTGTCGTCCATATCTGTTCAGCATTTATAAGATATGTTATAGGGAGACTTTATATAAAGAAAGCGGCTCCCATTTGCGCTGCTAAACAGATATGGTCTCCACTCCGAGAGCTTTGATTTATCTTACGCAAAGGTAGCCGCTTATGTCTAATTATTGAGCATAAAAAAATGCTCAATTAGGATTGAGCAACTTAACCGCTTGCCCCTGCGAAATGGGTACAACCATTATCTGTTTAGCACTGCAAATATACATCAAACTTTCCAAAACTGCAAAAGTTTCGTTAAACTTTTTAAATATTTTAAGATTTGAAGTGTGTTTATGCGGCTTTATTCTGTAATATGCCTAAATTTGCCTTAAAATAATTACGATGAAATTCATACAGTACAAGTGTCTGTTGTGTGGAGAAGTCATAAATGACGACATAGATGGAGCGTACTCTCATTTGCGTGCGAGGCATTGTGTATCTGTGGAACGGATAAGAGGACTGAACAGATATATTAAATGTATCAAAAGAGAATCGTCTTCTCATAGAGATTTTGTAGAAGTTGGATATACTGATGATTTTTGGGCGAAAGCCGTGAGGAAAGGGAAAATAGTCCGCTTGTCTTACCACGCAGAGCAGCGATGCCAAAGATGCAACACAAACGTCTGCCGTGGCTATGCGATACTTTTGTGTAAAGGGTTTCATTTTATATGTTGTGATTGCAAGGAACGTGTAGACGGTATGCTTGTATAAGCGAAGCTAAGGTGCTTCGCTTTTTTTATTCTATTAAATATCTTATTTTTGCATATTTATTCCATTAATATTGCATAATTATGCAATAATTTGTATATTTGCGCTAAAAAAGTGTGAGTATGCAATACGAAAAGGTATATATTCAGAAAGTTAAAAAAGGAGCAGTAATTAAAGAAACTATCGCTGACTTTGATATTTACTGTGCCGATATGCCATTTAGGTTATTCGCAGAGGCAAAAGATTTATCTAAGCGAGATTGGTTTGACGAGCATGGCGATGATGAATATATACCAGAGGATTGTTTGAAATTGAAATCTTACACAATGGACGTGAAGTTTTGTTGTAAAGGAGATAAATTTTCATCGAACGAAAAATTCAAGAAGTTTCTTAACTACCTTGTAGGGTTAGACGGTAGCGGAACAGAAATGAAAATGTATTGTACGTGGACAAAGATTGGTCGCACTGGTATTCGTTTTGACAAGTTAAATGATAAAGCTGAACTTATAAGAGACGAAGATGGCGATACGCTTGTGTTCACAATTACATTTAAGGTAAACGACCCTATTACAGATGTTAATCCAGTTATAGATACTCATAACGTAGTAATAGGTTTAAGATAAGGATAACAATGAGCGAGTGGGAGATTATACATACTGATGGTGGTATATTGAAAGACGAAAATGGCAACGAGGTTACTATTAAAAGTCTCGAGTATAATGGGTCGTGGATGGGGGAGTGTTTTGTTACCGCATCTTTCAAAAGTCCAGCACCTATATCGTTTAAGATTGGGGATTATCTTACCTATCGTGGAGAAGTATTTGAAATAAATTACGACCCCGGCAAAATAAAGCAGTCAAGGCGTAACGAGTATGGCGAAGCGTTTATTTACGAAAATGTTAAATTCAATGCAAAGCAAGACGAACTGGTGAGAACAGAGTTTCTTGATATTGTTTTACACGATAATCAGATACATTATACGTCTCTAACTAAATTTTCTTTTTATGTTTCTTCTCTTGATGATTTATTAGACCGCATACAGGCTAACCTTAACGAACAGTGGGGTAGTGGTGCGTGGAAATTATATAGCCGAAACAGATTGCGTTCTGGTCAGCGTGGTTGCGATTTATCTGTTTGGGATAAAGTTTACGGTAGTGGTATTGCAGACAATGTTATAGATTCTACTTCTATAACAGCAGACGGATTGAATTGTTGGAGTGCGCTTGCATTGATAAATAGCCAGTTTGATATAAACTTCATTACACGAGGAAGAAATGTGTTTGTTGGCACAGCAGGACTTCCTACCTCTCATATCTTTAAATATGGTAAAGGAAATGGTTTATATCAAATAGAGCAGAATGCGGATAGCGAACAAGCTATTACAACTCGTCTACGTGCATACGGTTCGTCTAAAAATCTTCCAAATAGATATTACGCAACGCTTAATTTGCAGACTTTTGCCACAGTAGTATCTATTGATAGTAAGGGAATGTCGAAAGGGAACTACAATGTTTATGCACAGCTTGACCTACCATTCTCTATTTCTTATTTCTACAATCCTTTATACGACTTTAAAGATGGTAGAAAGTCGTATTTAGTAACGCTTATGTGTGGTGGACAAAAGGTGCAGGCTTCTGTATTTAAGACGAAGGGTGCAACAACCACCAGCTTTTTCGCTGCTCATAATAATGCGGCAGATTTTGCGAGCCATAAGAATAGTCTTGACGATATTCGTAAGTTTGGAGACGCTGTTAAGACAGGCGAAAAGATAATATTTCTCTTTGGCGTGAAGAAAGAAAGTTTCCCAAAGAATTATAAGTCTTACGCAACAGATAACTTGCCGAACAATATGGCAATTGATAGACTTATGCTGCCTGGATTCCCGAACAAATCGTTAAAACAATGGTGGAGCGAACAGAGTGAAGAGACTAAACAGAGAATTTATAAAGGCGACAAGGTGCATCTTTTTTCTGAAAACAAATATCGCCCTTATATAGATTCTGCTAATGTGCGAGAAATTGGTGTTCGTCCCAATTCTGTGTATTTCGACAATAAGGATATACAGCAGGGTATTGAGGATATTTATCCCACGATTGAGAAAATGGAGATTAACGGCATTCGTATAGACGAGGTAAAGTCTGCCGATACCGTAGAGGACAATGGAGTTTTTAAAGACGGTTCTACAATTCCTAATTTCCATATTTATCTAAAGGCTGCTATTGATTTCGATATTAACGACCTTATTGGAAATTCTACCGAACAACCCACTATTTCAATGAAAGATGGTATGTGTGCTGGTAGGGCATTTCAGATAGGAGCGGTAAGCAAACAGAACGATGGTAGTTGGGAACTGACCTGCCAGAGAGTGAAAGATGAAAGTCTTAACCTCTACTTTCCTTATAACGATTATCAGATAAAGACAGGCGACCATTTTGTGTTATTAGGCATTCCGTTGCCCGTTTCATACGTTGAAGCTGCTTCGATAAGACTGTTAAAGTATGCTCTTGCCTTTCTTGACAAGAACGATTATACTCGCTATGTGTATTCTCCAAAGGTGGATGAAGTATATATGCAACGTCAGCACGATTTGGCAACCGCTGATGTTACTGGCTCGATAGTGTCTCTTCACGACACCATAAAAGAAGGAGATATTATGCAGTTTGAAGATGCTGACCTTCGCATAGAAGGAAAGGTGTCAATAGACCAGCTTACAATAAGAGAGACGGACGGCAAAATTCCTACTTACGAGATTACCTTACGAGAAGATAAATCTGTTGGAACAATACAGAAGTTACAAGAAAAGATAAACTCTATTGAAAGTGGAAATGGTGGTGTAATGGTGGGCGGTGGAGGCAACAATCTAACTGTTCCACAAATACAGCGACTGATAGAAGCGCAAGGAGAAAAACGCTTTCTTAGCAAATTAACCCCTGATACAGCGCAGGAGCTGATTACCTTTTTAAAGGGTGTTGCTTTTAACAATGGGGCTGGTATTGATGGCGAGGGTAGAGCGGAACTTCTTTCTATAATACTTGAAACCATTAAATCAAAGAATTTTGATAGCACCACCGAAAGCGGTTTCGGTATTACAAAAAGAAAGGACGGCAAGTATCAACTTTCAATCACCGACCTTATTGTGTGGGGTAAAGCTATCTTTAACGAATTAGAGATACGCAAAATGTCGTACGTGGGAGGTAATATGGTCTTCTCGTCTTGCGGTTCTAAGATTAAAGCTGTCGTACCAATATCAGCTGACGGGCAAGAGATTGTAGAAAAAAGCCACAGCTTCCTAAAGGCACATAATAAAACCATTACTGCAAATGGGCAAATCTTATATTATACCCGTGCAAAGAAAAGGTCGGCAAATGTAAAGATAGCTGCATATAGATGCTACTTTTACCAAGATGACGGCACAACAGCAACCACAAATTTATGGGAAGCTGGCGACCAAGTAAGGTGTCAGACATTCAATATAAAAGATGGTGCATATCAAGGTGTATCTAATAGAAAATATTGGCGATTGGTTAAAAACGTTGGTAATGACTATATAGACCTTTCGGTAGATGATTGCGAAGAAGGTAGTGATATTCCACAAGTGGGCGATGCTTTAGTTCAATTCGGAAGCAGAACCAATACCGACAGAATGAGCCTTATTTACGTTGTTGTGAATGGCGATGATGCACCTGCAATAATTTGGTATGATAAGGTTAATTCCTACACGTTAGAGGGCAAGAAAACGGCTATTATTAGCCCTAAGGAGGTTACGTTCCATACCCGAATGTTTAACTTGCTGAATGATGATGGTACAACGGAAAGTATATCATCTATCAAGCAAACCACAGAGAATATACAGCTGGAGGTAAGGCGACAGACGTTTGGCGGCGTAAACCTACTGAAAGGAGCAAGTCTGCGCCTGCTCAACCTATTAAGTCTCGACCGCCCTCATGTAACGATAGTAAGCTATCCCAGCGTTGCCCACTTCGATAACCCCTACCTATCCATCTCACGACATGGAGCCCCACAAGACGAATGGAATGGCTGCAAATTCCCCATTGTAACCATACAAGGAGGCAAAACCTATACCCTATCAATGTTTGTGCGAATATACGGTAGCGACCAGCCATACATAGAAATAAAGCGCAGTAAGTCGAAAGATATGAGCGCGCCAAAAACAAGCTATCCCAACATACCATCGTCTTACGGAGTGTGGAAACCATACACCTACACCTTCGAAATGGAAGACGGCTACAACTACCTTCAAATATTCATATTCTGCACACGCAATGGCGAAGCCTACATATCAGAAATACAATTAGAGGAAGGTACTAAAGCGACTTCGTGGAAAGACCCCGATGTCGTAGAAAGTATTAAACGCACAGGAGTTAATATCACGTTAGGACGTATCGAAGCAAGAGCAGACAACTTCGTAATAAGGAATAGCGAAGGTAAACTTACAACAGTCATTGACGAAAACGGACAGCTTATAGCAGGTTCTTTGCGCACACAGGATAGGGGAAATGGATATATGACGCTTGAAGGAAACCAGCAGTCGTTCTTTAAGCACGGTATTCCACACCCTATGCGCTGGATAGGCTATACTTCGGAAGGTTGGGTAGAGAGAATGTATGATGATGTGGGTAATCTTATTTGGGAAAATGGAGTAAATGGTCAGATATTTAAGATGCGTCCTGAAAGATGGGAAGATATAGCTTCTCACGTCATTGTTCATGGCATTTCAACATTAGATTATTTCTTCAACGTCTACGGGAATAACGCTTTGGCGAAGATATTTCAATCTGAAAAAGACGAAAGTTATAACGTTTACAAATACAATGCTGCAAGAGACGTGAGGGGTAATATTATAGCAACTTCTCAAACAAATTCTATTCAGGAGGTGAGAGAATCTAATGGCGTACTCTTTAGTCAGAAAGATATTAAAGGAACAAAATTCAGCGGACTAATAAGAACGAATATTATTACACTCTGTACTATTAATTACAGGAGTAACAATTCGTCTACTACAATCGAAGAAGACCAAGAAGAAAGACAGAAGTTAGAAATATCAGCTGACTTTATTCGCTCACGTATAGAAGAGTTGAGAAAGAGATTTTCTCTCTATAATACATATAACGTAGAAGTTAGGATAGGTGTTCCACTCTACTGCACACAAGTAGCTGTGTATAAAGATGGATTACTAACTGGTGAATACTATATGTATGCAAACGAAAAAGACGTAAACAAAAACAATTTAAATATGTAAGGATATGACAAAGATTAAAACATTTGAGCTTAGTTCAAACATTGTCAAATGTATAGGTTCTCTTACAACGGAGAATTTTATACATAGGCTGCATTATGAAGCGGACACGACAGACCCGACAAATATTAAGGTATTAAATCTCACCGACGAGGTAGAGAAAGTTGAGAATGGAGTCTTAAGAGGAGTAATTGGTACTATTGTTCTTGACCACCACGCACCACGCACCGATATGGTGTTAAGCGCAGTAGCTTTTGAAGCTATTAACGAGTTTAACGACATCGTATCACTACTTGAAAAAGGAGAAGTAAAATAATTAAAGATATGACAAGAGAAGAGAAAAACGAAATTATTCAAGGCGTTATTGAAGCTATAAAAGCACAATCGCAAGATATTTTAGAGTTACCTTCTTCTGATAATATAGAGGAGGTTAAAACCCTCCCTATATTAGCCAAAGGTGGTGTTTTGAAATCCATTTCTATGGACGCTTTTAAACAAGTTCTTATGGATATAATTCCTCCTTCTGAAGGCAATTCTACCCCAGCTATCCTCCCATTTGAGGATTTTGTCGAAAATGTGTCGCCAACAGCTTATTCAGCAGCAAGTGGAGAAATCGTTTTCGACACGCGTAACAATGTCTTCCTCTGCAAAACAGGAAGTGATTATTGTCCCAGTTGGGCAGGAATGGAAGAGTACGGCACACCAATAAACGAGGGTGTAACACCTAAAGAAAAGGTGATATATTTCCACGCAACAAAGCACGAAATTTACACGTGGTATGAAGGTGTGTTTCAAAAGCTGGGCAGCGTTCCAGCAGGTGGAGGAGTAGATAGCCGTATTCGCCTTGTTAATCACGACACAAGCGACACAACGTTTGTGCTGACACCTAACACTATGCACGTGTGGGGAGAGGTGGAAACTTTGAGCCTTTCACTTGCACCAAACACAG